GGAAAAAGTTTTAAAAATAATTTCTAAGGGTTGGGGCCGGCCGTCCATAGCCTGTGGGTTTTTTATTTCTTGGTTGCGTCTATCTGCGCTTGCGTGGGATGTCCGTTGATGCGACGAGCCTGGTTGGCTTGTTTCAGTTGGGTGGACGGCAGGTGACCCGAGGCATTGTGCAGGCAGCCGTCGCAGTGGATGGCAGGCAGCACATTAGAAAGCCAGTGGTGATCTGCGTAGCCGTTGTCGAGCTTCTGCGTGTGACCACAGCGGGGGCAGGACAGTGTGCCAAAGATGTCATTACCAAGCAGGGTGTATCCAGGGGCGAGAATCATAGTTACCTCACAAAAACCAAACGACGAGAGCAATGAACCACAGTGGCGAGCCAGTCACCAGCACAAACAGCGCTGCGCAGGCGAACACCAACCACCAGGGTGCGGGGTCTTCATCGGGGTAGGGCAGGCGCATGGCAGTGCTCCAGCAGAATGGGTAGTTGGTGGCGCGGCATCAACTGCAGGTGGTAAAAACCCAGCGAGTTTCGGGCAGCGGCAGTATGAGGCAGGCGGTCGGTAACCAGCAGGTGATAGGCCAACCAGGCAGCAACCGGTCGCAGCTGGGTGTTGAAAGACGTTGGCATCGGTGCGTTCCTCAGTGAAAAACCAGTATAAAATTTCGATCAGCGTTGCTGATTACTAGCCAGCGGGCCTACGGCCACACGTCAACCAAGAGTTACCGCGTGTTGGCGACGGAGCACCGCGTGATGCAGCAGTGCTACGATACGGTAGAGCACGAGTTCATCACGCCAATGCCTCGGCATCAGGCGATAGTGGCCTTTGCTGAAGCGGCCGTGCCTTACAATGCGGATCAACGGTTTCGCCACGCGACGTGCGTTCATATTGGTTCTCCGTTGATCAGGGTGGGGCTGGCCTTGCCCTGCTCCCACGCGGTGATGATGGCGGAAGCTATCTCTGCCACACGTTCAGGCTGCTCAGCCACCAACTGGAAATCACCCTCGCCCATGGTGCCGTAACCCCAAGCCGTCCAGGTGCGGGAGCAGTCATAGTTGCAGTTGCCGAGGGCTTCTGCTGCGGCATCCAGTACATCGGCGGGGATGTTGTCGATGCTGGGCGCCGGCCGTGGCGTAATCTCAATCAAGCGGGAGGGGTCGCCCTGCGTGATTACTTGCGTCAGCTGGGCCACAGCGCTTTTTGTCAGGTTACCAGTTTGCAGGATATAGGCACCGCCTTGGCTTTTACCGGCTTCGTCCTTACCGCAGCTCGGGCAGTACATCCCCGCAACCTCACCTTCTGCAGCTGCCATCACCAGATGGGCAGGTAGACCATCCGTGCTCATTCTGTAGGTCGTTGAGTAGTGGCAGTGTGGGCACACCGCCCAGCCGGTAACACAGTGCAAGTGGATCTTTGCGCTCTTGGAGAGATTCATAGCTGTTCTCCGTTGAATTGGGTGAGGTAGGTGTACTCTGCGGAGCCCTCTGGAAACTCGTTGAGCACCGCCTGCGCCCAAGTCTCCGATTCCAGGATCGGGGCCAGCACCGGCCACACTTGGTGGGTTTGCAGATCACCGATAGTCGTCACCATTGCGCGTATGTCTGGTTCTTCGCCAGACTCGATCAACCAGTAGTATTCGGAGAAGATCGACCCTATGCGGTCACAGGTGATGTTCTCCAGGTCGGTGTAGCGTCTGTTGCAAGAAGTTGGGTTGTGGTGGCTGCGGATAGCGGATCGTATCGTTCGCACCAGATTGTCTTCGTCCACCAGATCTCGGAAAAACTCAACCTGCTTTTTCAGTGCGGGAAAGGCATTTAAGATCCGCTGGCCGGCATCCACAGCAGGGGGCTCATGATCGAAGTTGTAGATCAGATCTGCCAGGATATGGCCGAGTGTTTCGCGCTCACGCTTGTTCATGGTGATGGTCCTGCAGTGGTAGATGTGCGTACCTTACCACTGCAGGCGGGCGGTTACTGTGACGTGGTTCGCATTTACTTGCGGAGGATCAGCCCGCGGTGATCATCGTTGAGATAGCGGTCATAGTCGATGAGCGCCATGGTCCTCAAGCTGAGGGCAATGCGGCGCATGGCTCCAGTGGTGTGGCGCAATCCAGCCACTAATGACCACTCCCGCGGAGTCGCGACGTCAAGCACTTGGTCCACCCAGGCTGCAGCGTCGTGTATGGCCTGTGCAGCGCCCAGTCTTGAGTTGGTCAGGGCCTGGGCTTCGGATATAGTGCGGGGGTGTAGCAAAGGACCATCCAGTCGATCCATACCGCGGGCCGCCCACTGCATCCCTAGCCGGAAGCAGTCGCTGAGCTGGCTGGGGTTACCTACGGCGAGGCCGTGCTTTTTCAGACCCAGGGCCTCAAAGGGTGTGCAGGGTTTCCGGTGCATACTCATAACGGTTGTCCTAATTCAGTAGATTCGTCGAGATCGGCCTGCACATTACTTTTTGTCAGCCCGCTCTTGTGCGGCGGCATTGCTGTAGGTCATTTGCGGGTAGCGCTTGGCCAGCTTTGCAATGTTGGCCTGCAGCACTTCGTCGCGGGTGAGGCCAAGGCCTTGGCGGATGCCTTCCAAGTAGAACTCCAAGTCTCCGAGTTCTTCGATCACGTTCTCTCGATCAAGAGGCTTGTTGTAGATAACGTGTTTCTTGATTGCGTCCTCCAGCTCACCGGATTCACCGGATGCCCCGGTGGCCATGTGCCACAGATGGGCTTTCTCGGGGGTAAGCTGGGCGATAATGTCTTCCCCCGGCTTGGCCAGTTTTTCTACCAGTTCGGCATGGCTGATTTGGTTTTGCATGTCAATCTCCTGTCACTATGGTTACTTTGATGTTCTGGTCGTCCGTGTCGAACCGGACACGCGGTTGTTCAGTTATGTGGTATATCCTGTGTTAAGGGCTGGTGGCCGGGTTACATAGTGCCAGCCGTCATGGCTTCCAGTCGCTGCGCACCAGTGCCATAGCCAGCTCGTCGCCTTAGGTGGCACAGGGATCACTGCTTGGCAAACCCTCATCACGCTCTGCCTGTTCGAACATTTGCTGCAGGCGCTGCTCGGCTTGCCACGCAACCACCTCAGCCTCTTCGGGATTAGCTACTGGCATAGGAACAAACATTATGCCTACCTGCATGAGGGCTTCCGCCGCCATCATAGATTTGCGCAGATCAACTGGGCTTGCTTTATTCATGGTAGGCTCCTTAAAAAGGGATCTCGTCGTCGTTAAGATGCTGGGGCCAAACCTGCACGGGGCCACCAGAGCCGGCGTCGAGCTGGCAGGCTATGTCCACCGCGCCGATGGCATCCTTACCGCAAGCCAGGGCCGCCATGGCAAATTCCTCGCCGGACCCAATGGCTTCACGGTCGCCAGCCGGGCAGATATACAAGTGCGAGACCTCCCGCTCCTTGGTGATCAGCCAGCAACTGCCATCCACGGTGATGACAAGGGCCTGGAATTCGACAGGGGCGTGCATGCAGGACGACTTGATGCCAGATCCCTCGTGGGTGGATGCTGACAATGCAGACTTGAGCAGAGACAATGCCGAGGCATCCCCAGCCAACCCGAAGGCTGCCACCCGCTCGTTCATCAGCCACCACTCTGCAGGGCTTTCTGGTGTGTGGATCTTCTTGGCAGGGCTGGCGCCAATCCGGTTGCCGTAGCAGACCCGGCTGTCAGCAGCTAGCTCTCCGTTTGCCCAAACGATAGTAGTCATGGTGATCACCCAGCCCAGTGGTTAATGCTAATGGCGCCGCCGGAAGCCCCTGCCAATATGCCGACGACAACAGCACAGAACCGGTAACCGCACCATCCGGTGGAGCGCCACAACTTGGCGGGGGTGAAGAACCAGGCCCAGTAGGCCAACCCAGTCAATGAGCCAATCCAGCGAAAGGGTTCCAAGATTAAGGGGTTGCTGCTACCGCCAAACCCAAGGTACAGCCCGGCACAAGAAACGTAGAGGGTCACCGCAATGGCAGACACCATGCTGTAGTGCTCCAGCTCCGTGAGGCTCAGATTATTGCTGGCCTCGCTCATCAGGACGAGGAAGCACATCAGGAATGCGCCGGTAATGGCGAACGCGATGAGGAAGATCATGGTTTTTCTCCTAGTGGTTGCCGTGCAAGCTGTGAATGAATTCCATCACCTCGGCCGGGATCTGGGCCGGCTGGCAACCGTTGATCAGTTCGGCAACACGGATCCGGATAGCCCGGTAGGCCGTAACGACGTTCATGCCGTGGTGCCTGTAGAGCCGGTAGCGGGCGCGGTACAGCTGCTGGTGTTCGGGGCTCATCAGTATGCCTCCTGATTACGCCGGTGCTGTTCCTCGCGGGCGTGCGCTACCGCAGCGGTGACGTTGGGGAACCACTGCGAGCTGTAGGGCTTGCCATCAGCATCGACAACCCAGCAGTCCTCCCCGTCGCGGTTATGGCGCACGCTGGCGCCGTAGAAGACCAACCAGTCCAGATCTTCCTTGGCTTGCAGCAGCTCGTCGAACAGGGTTTGCTGTGCGATCTGTTTGGGATCGGGGCCCAGGCTATAGGAGCGGATCTTGCTGCGCAGGGTGTTGCGGTGCATGACCATCAGGTTGGCTGCTCGAGTCTGGTTGCCACGGGTGAATTGCAGGGTAGCCGCCAGCATCGGGGCCTCTACCGCCTCCAGGAACATTTCGTAGGGGGTCTGCTCCCCACGGGATGGGTGGCCGTGTTGCAGGTATTCGTTCCACGCATGGGTGACAGCATCCGTCAGGTTGTTCATGGACTCTTGGCAGATGACGAAGGCGAGTGCCGGGTCTTTCATGGGGCCTCCTTAAAAAGGCGTTTCAGCGATGAGACCAACCTTACCAGCCAATGGCCTGCAGGTCTGGGATCTGCCTCACAGATCTGGTCATTAGTGGGCGGCGTGCTCCAGCAACCAAGACTGAAGCCGCCGGTGGCATGTACCTCCACCAGCGCCGTGGCTCCGCAGTTGCGGTTGGGGCAGCGGTAGACGGCCATGTGCCTGGTGTTAAGGGGTCGGTGGTCTATACCGTAGCAACGGGGGCACACGATCACGATACGGTCTTTCATGAGAACGCCCTTACAGTAGGTGGCTGTGTCGGCCTTGAATACTGCCGCTCTGGATATCAAGGGCAGAGGCCTTTTTCTCGCTGAAGTGGTTGATCATGTCAGCGGCAGTCTGCGCGTTATCCAAGGCGCAATGCTTGATTTCTGTGATGAGGCAGGGTGGCAACGCTGGCCAACTGCGCACGAGGTCTTCAATCCCAGGGTAGACCTTGTTGAAGTGTGACTGGATCACATCGGGGCCCGGCATGGGTAACTCAGCTTCAAGGTCAACACGCCCTGGCCGACGAACGGCTGAGTCTATGCTATCCAGGCAGTTGGTGGTGAGTACCACGATGACGTTATGCAGTGGTATCGCCCCATCCAGCACATTTAGCAGGCCAGATAGACTGCTGGCAGACTTCTGCTGTTTATCCTTGTCTGTGCCTTCCAGATCTCTACTGCGTGCATCCAGCTGGCTGTCAAAGTCCTCAACCAGCATCATGCAGCGTGGCGGCAGCTTGGTGAAGGCCATCCCTAGTTGGGCATCGGTCAGACCAGCCATATTCAGGCTACAGATCGGCATGCCAAATTCTGAGGCCAGGGCCCGAAGTAGGGCGGTTTTACCGGAACCTGTTTTGCCATAAAGCAGAATGGTCTTCTTGTAGGGGATGTTCAGCTTACGGTAGACCTGCTCACTGTTGATGAATGATTGCACGGTGGCGCGGAAGAAGGTTTCCGTCTTCTCTGACAGGGCCAGGCCGCTGAGGCCACAGGCGCTGAGGTAGGTGTCAATGCACCACTGGGAGTAATTGAAGCCGTAGCAGGCCACCCCTTCCGGGCGAGCAGGGCACACCTCGCGCAGCAACTGGTAAAACACATCGCGCTTGCGGCCCAAGATCCCGATCGTAATATACGAGACCTCCTTGAGCGCGTCTGCGCCGCTCTGGCTCCGGTAGACCAGCATCGGCCGCCCATGGAACATGACAATGTGGGTGCCAAGACCCAGGGAAATAGTGGGGGTCGTTTCTTCCTGGCGGGATGTGGGGCGTTCCTCATAAGCCAAGCTACGGGAGCCCCACGGCAGGGCGTTCTTGTTGAGGTACTCGACGAGGCCTACAAAGATGATGCGGCGATCGTAGGTGGAATCGTTGATGGTCACCGTGGTGATGATCTGGCTCTTGATCATGCTGTAGATGCTCAAGGGGATGCTGCGCAGTGCGTACATCGCCGCGGTGGATACCGACAACGTGAGGGCAGCCGAAACTGCCTGATTACCGCCGGATATTTCGACGAGGTAAGCGAGGATTTGCTCAATCATGGGTTACCCCTTCTTCGGTTGTTGAGGATCATGTGGCCTCCGGGCGGTGGGTGAGGGTTTCGGACCAACGCACCACCCGACAGCCTTGGTGACCCGCCTCGGCATGTTGGCCAATCCTCCGGTTTTTAAATGAAGAGCACCAGCGGTTGCAGAACATAACTGGGCGACGCTCAAACCAAGTGGCCACACCGTCGAAGTCAACGGCCCACCAACTCGCCCATTTAGGGGCCCGGCTCCAATCTGGCTTGATACTGACAGGTACGCAGGGATCCATCCTCAGGATCAGCCCTTTTAACTCGGCAACGATACTGGCCTTGTCACAGACCGTGCCGCAGCAGAGTTCGAACCGACCCAGCAACCCTCGCAGTTGTTCAGCCAGCGCTTCTTTTTCTTTATTGTTCATGGCGGTAATCCTCCAGTACAGCGCGGAAACCACGCCAGTAGTCATCAGAGGAATCGGTGTAGCCCGCGACCGTCTGGGTGTGTTCCAGGCCGTATCGTCTGATATGCGTGGCTGCACTTTCTTCCCCATTACGGAATTCGTCGCTGTAATCCAGAACGAAATACAGCGCCTGTATTTCACTGCGCATGCCTGATTGCACAATCGCCAGCGGCGTGTTGATCATCATGTCAGCCGGCGGAGCCCGGAAGCGTGGGTCGGTGGCTAGGGTATGGATCCGATCACGGATCTCCTGTTCAGTCTTCATCAGTCGGTTTCCTTGAGCACGGGCTGCCTCTAAAAAAGAATGGGGCCAGATTACAATGTCTGGCCCCAGGTGTCTGAGAGGGTGATCACACTTCTGCTACTTGCGGCGTTCATACTGCTCAAATTGGTAACGAACACCCAACTGTGAGCACTGCATACCTGAGCGCGATATCGGGGCGTAACCACAGGCAGCAATGCGCTCATAGGAGGGGAACACTGCATCGGGGTTTGGCACGATCAGGTCAACGGTGGTCAGCATCAGCTCGTCAGCAGAGCGTAGGGCTTCGGAATATACCTGCTCCCCACCAATGATGAAGGCCTTGGTGTGGCCGCGAGCCTCTGCCAGGGTCAGGGCGTTGCGCAGGCACCGGCAGCGCTGCACCCCCTCGTGGTAAGGCATCGTCCTGGAGATCACCAGGTTGTACCGATCGGGTAGGGGTTTGCAGTGCATGGAATGGAAAGTGCCACGGCCCATGATAACGGCATGCCCGTGAGTGACCTTCTTGAAGTGCCTAAGGTCCTCCGGCAGGTACCAGGGGATCAGGTCATCCTTTCCGATGGCCATATTCCGGCTGATAGCCGCAATGATTATGATCTGCATGATAAACCTATGGCGTGAAGGTGCTTTTTCAAGTGAGAGCCGATCCACCGCATAGCATAAACAGACATTGAGTTTCCAATCATTTTGTACCGAGCAGAATCAGACATAGGCTTTCCCTTGTGGGGCACCAGCGTGTGGTTATCAGGCATGCCCTGGAGCCGCTCACCTTCTATGGGTGTTATGCGCCGCACTCGGCCGTCAGGCATCACGACTAGGTCCGTGGCGTCTTTGTAGTCACGGGCTTTAAGCGTCGAGGCTACTTGTCCGTCCCCGTACTGCCCAAAGCCGAGCATGTCAAAAGCGCGTGGCGTAGCTGGTCCGGGATGCTCTGGCGGCCGGTATTCAGGCCCCGGTTCAGCAAACCTGCTGCACCCCGCGGGCTCAAATAAAACTTCGAGGGGATCGAATCCGTCTGCAGCACTTGCCACAACGAAGACCCTACGACGGCGTTGGGGGCTTCCGAAATATTTAGCATCGAGCACCCGCCACGCAAGGCTACGCTTTGGCCCAACAACATAACCAACGGTTGGCCATCTGGGGTAGTGCTGTCCAGTGTCGTCATCCCAGCCCCAAAACTTACCGGTTTTTCCAATGATGGGTTTGTCATCGTTGGGGTATAACTCGTACCCGCAGGTGAGGGCTCCGATGAAATTGCCGAAGGCATTATCCTTGGTGTTGAGGCATCCAACGACGTTCTCCCACCAGAGGGTACAAGGGGTTTTCCTATGATGATCAATTTCGTCACCTATTTCTACGAAGGTTTTTGTGAGTAGACCTCGTGGGTCCGCCAGTCCGCCACGCAGGCCGGCGATGCTGAAAGCCTGACACGGCGTTCCACCTACGAGAATATCAGGGGCCTCAATGGCTCCGGATCTAAGTAACCCAGGTATGGCCGTCATGTCGCCGAGATTGCGCACCTGAGGCCAGTGGTGAGCAAGCACGCTGCTAGGCTCATCGGCCATTTCACTGAACCATGCAGCCGTGTAACCCAGACCCTCACAGGCCAATGACATAGCCTCTACACCGGAGCAGACGCTGCCAAAGCGCAGACCATCGGCCGCGGGTGGGCGAGGGGTTTGATTTCCTATAGTAATCATCAGTCCTCCGTCAGTACAGTTGGCGTGGTTTGCCAGCGTTCACCCAGAAGGCCTCAGCCATTTTAATGGCATCAGGGTCCTTGGGATCTTCAATATAAATCGGGACGCGGCAGCCATTCGACATAGCCACCATGGTCAGCTCGAATGTCAACGGTGCGCAGGTCTGCCGCTTCAGGTAGGTATCTTCGCGCAATTTAGCACGGCTGGGGTATGGCTCCGACACGAAGCGCTGGATCTGCTTGGGCAAGCCACTCACGAAACAGCGCTTCACCCTTACCGTCTCGAGCTGACCCTTTACCGCCACCGGTAGCCAGACAAACTCGTCTTGATCTTGGATCATTTGTAGATCTCCAGGGTTTTCAGCAGGGCCTCGTAGGCCTCACCCATGGCCCGCTCCATTTCCATTAGTTGGTGCACGTCGATGCGACGAGGGTCTGCCGCGGGGCGCAAATCGCAAAGGGTTTTGTGCACGGCGCCGCTATAGGCATGCAATGCCTCAGCGATGTCACCGGTGATATGGTCCTGTAGTTCGTCCATCACTATCGAGCGCAAGCTGCGATGGCCATCATCCCTACGATGTCTCAGAAACGCACGGTACTCGGCGCCCAGTGTGATAGAAACCCTACATGAAGATGTGCCATCGTCATGGTCTTCAACCTCGAATTTCAGGCTATCAATAGGTATTTTGTCACGCATGGTGGTTCTCCAATAAAAAGCGGCCGGCCTGGGTAGCGACACACGGGGCCAGCCGCACAAAACGGGGTCAGTGATTGAACCACGTGAAGTGTTTGTCCTCGAAGGCCTCTATGTCTGCAGCCAGCTTAGCCAGCTGTTTCTGCTCGATGGAGAATTCGGGTATGGGTTTCTCCAGCAGCTCCTCCAGCTGCCGCAGGGCCTTGTGGTACTCGTCCATGGTCTTGATTGCCAGGTCACCCTTTACTGGCCCTGCAACATCCTTGGCCAGGTCTTTAAGATCTGGGTCATCCTTCGCAGAGCTGAAGACGAAGCAGGCAATGGCCACGATAAGCATCAGGCCGCCGAACGCAATCAGAAGCACTATAGAGCCAGAGTAGAGGTCGATCGGTTGCATGTTAACTCCTTCTGCCCTGCGCCTTGCTGCGAACGGGGCCATTGTTGTAATTGCTAAGTTGCCACAGACTGACAATCCTTCCAGTATCAGGGCCCATCAGCACCTCAAAGTAGGGTCTCAGGGCTCGTGCCTCATAGCGAAAGACCTTGAGCTTAACCAGCGCCTGCGCTATGGCGTAACGGCTCCGCCGGTGTTTGCTGGCCAAGGTGTGAAGCACAACAGCCGCCAGATAATCCGCCTTGAGACTGTTCTTCTCGAACGCCGTCCAGCGGTGGCCCGCTCTGGCAGGTAAATCGGGGGCTACACGGCACAACCGGTACCACTGCGACCGGATGCTCATGATTAAGCCTCGCTCACTTTCACATGGCGACGTCGTGCACCCAGTGACATTTCATCAACCAGGGCATCCATGCGGCACTTGATCTCGTCAACCTGTCGCATCAGCTTGGTGCGGTCCTCAGCCAGTTTGCTGTGCAGTGCGGATAGGGCCGCATCCTTGCTGCTCAGCACGCCTGAGAGCAGGCGCATATCGCGCTGACCGTAAGGGATGCCACTGGCGTCTACGGGGCGAACGTAGCAAAGGATGGGGTCTTTGTGGGGCGTGACCTGGACCTCAATAACCTGATCGTTCTTGACGATGAATGCCCGGATCTCTTCGTTGCAGCTCATGGTGGTGATCTCCTGTTGGGATGTGGCCAGCGTAACAGCACCGGCCAAGCAGGTCTGAGAGGCCTGTCACAGATCTGGCTATTTACCTATGTCGCCCAGGTCGCCGAGCTCTACGCTATCGAACTGCTGGGGGTTCTCGTCAGGTTCAACCAGCCACATACCTACGCCTGGCGCCTTCTCGACAGCAGCCATATCCCAGCCGACCCAGACGCTCGGTACGGCTGATCCGCTGGACCCGGCAGGCCCGCGCCCGATACCCTTGCCCTCCTCGTTGACCAGATGCTCACGGATGTCAGCCGCTGGACGGATCATAGACCGGTTGAAGTCTTCCAGCGTGCGGACGTAGAAGGTCTGGTCTTTGCTTGTGCTCTGGTACAGGGCCAGGCGCACGCCAAACAGTGATCCAGCACCTTTGGCGAAGCCTTTGGCTATATAACCCCCGCCCTTCTTGACATGAGAGTGGAAGCCCATGGGCCCTTCACCATTCAGGTCATCGAGCGCCCTGCCCAGGAGAGGGTACTCACCCGGCCCATTGGCCAGTGGTGCCGCTTCTCGCCGCAGGCTATGGATCACCACGTAGCCGTCGAACCGGATCTCCACGCAGCCCACAGGCTGGTTGTCCAACAGCACCGGGGTGGCATACTCCTGGCCGCCAGCAGCCAAGGCATCCTGCATGCGCTGCAGTTGTTTGATAAGGGTGGCCAGGTCCAGGCCTATCAGCTGGCGGGATCCGGCGTCGCCACCAATGGGGTCACCTTCATTGTTCTGCTCGAGGACTTTGCGCTCATACTCTTCGCGATTCATAGGACCATCCTTCAGTAGGTTTTTTCAGAGGTCAGGTCGTTGACATGATCCCAGCGGGCCCGTTCCAATACGTTCAGCTCGAAGACCGGTTTGTCCACGAGCACGGTATCGTACTTGAGCAGGGCGCCTTCGTATTCGGTCAGCAGGTGGCGGGCATGCGAGACTCGGTGCTGCAGCAGCTCGCGGTAGAACGCAACAGCCTTGTGCTCGTCAGCGAAAAGCCAGCAGCTGCCCTTGCCATGCCAGTGGTAGTCCTGCCAGCGCACTGGGGTAGTGCCTCGCTTATTGATGGCCGCCACCTGAATAAAGCCATGCTCGGTGATCTTGGTGACCATGATGGGTTTGAGCTGGACCTCAGCCAGTGGACGAGTTTGGCCAGGGTCATAGACTATGAACATGACTTTGGCCCTGTCGAATATTTCGGGGGCCGGTCTTTGGTAGTGTTCAGATATCACTGTGATTCCTCCTTGCCATCAAGGGACCCTCGCTCACGATTCTTGCGCGGTGAGATCTACAGGGTCGATGTTATCCACAACGAAAAACTTGTCGTGCGGCTTGTACTGGGGGTGGCGGTTGAAGAAGTTCTGCATGACGATTGCCAACTCTGCATCCAGCTGGGTGCGGTGGGAAACATCCACATGCTTCAGTTCAAGCCACTCTGCATTGTCGGCATGCTCACCAGCTTCGCTGTTGCTGGCATGCTCTCGCATTACCCCCAGGACATCCTCTGCGGTGGGGAAGAACTGGCGCTCGTGCTGGCGCACTACGGTGCCGATATAGCAGGGGCTATTGCTGTCTGGCACCTGATCGTCGTAGGCGTAGTGCCACCTGGCCGCTTCCAGTGCTTCATCCATCGTCGGGTAAATGTCGCCGAGGGTGAAAAGCTCCTCGTTGTCAGCCCAGACGAACTCCTGTAGCTCGGGTACGGCCCCCGTCTGGCCATGGCCTTCGGCCAGCCACTGGCGCTCGGTGGCAGCCAGCGTCTCAACATAGTGCGGAGCTGACGCTGGTACGACAATGCATTCTACCAGTGCCTTCTGCTGGCCATTTTTTTGCAGCTGATCGGCCAAGCCTTGAAGTATATTTTCTTGGCCGTTGGTCAGGTGTTTGCGCTTGAACACCCAGTAGCGGGGCTCCAGTTGAAAGGGTTTCTTGTCGGTCATTTGCCTGTCTCCAGTGCTTCTACTTTGTCAATCATGATGCTGATGCAGTCAATCTTGCACTCAGCATCCTCTTTGGCTTGCTGCGCCAGCCGGCGTTCATCCTGCAGCCGCGCCACCTTCAGCGCCACGGCCTCTGCTTTGGTGGAAGCCAGGCTGCGGGTGGTGTAATTAGTGCCGGTAGTTGAGGTGCTGAACGGCGGCGCCTCTATGCAGATATCAACCTCGCGCAGTTTGCCCTTGCCGTTTACGAAGTAGCGCTTCACCGGCGGGTCGTAGATAAGGTTAGTCATGGCGTACTCCTGTTGCTGTGAAATAAAACGGGGCCAGCACCTGCGACGTGGCATCGGTTCAGGGCCCTGCATAGCCCACGCTACCTCCCTGTCACCCTTTCGACACCGCAAGCGCAGCTCCCCGAACCACCCCGGGCTGGCTTCAAGCGCCGGCCCCGACATGGGGTGGTTGTGTTCATCCTGTCGTCCGTCCTATTGGTCGGCAGATGACGTCAATGTATCTGATTACCATAGACAGATCTGAGACGCCGATCACAGAACAGCAGAACGGTTTCCACTACGCTGGCAACACCTATAAAGGAGAACCCCATTATGTATTTCACCGTTGGACGGAAAAGCCGGTTCAGACCCGGGGATATCATCATCATGCCGCGGACCAAGGTGCGGGTGGAGGTGCACGGTTATGGCGACCGCTTCTCTGCGGAACCAGGCAATGCTGAGGGCTTCACCGTGATCCATCTGGCGTGTTCAGCCGGAAGCCACTACCCACAACTGACAATGATGGATGCCGACAGTGATAAGGATTGCGTGGTGGCCATATTCAAGCTGATCCGCAGAGAGGAGACCCTTGGTGGGGCTGTTGATTGCCGGCAATGGCCGGGGGCTATTCGCAGACTCCAACTGGACGAGGCCGACGTTAAGATCGGGGGTCGGTACCGCATAAACTCCGATGTTGGTGGCTATGGTATCAAAGTCACGATACACCACGGGGATCATGAGGACTCTTTCCAGATAGAGCGTCCACCTCATGACGGCCCACATCAGAATACTTGGCGAAGAAACTACGACATGGCCACGCTACTCAGGGTCCTGAATGACGCGAACCCTAAACCCGTAACCCGTGCGGCTAGTGCATAGGTATTTATTGTGGTTTATACTCAGCAGGGCCCCCCCTTTTTAACATCAAGCAGCGCGAGCAGAGGTGACCCATGTCCCAGTATTACAACACCGTCGGACCAAAAATTTATGAGTTTGCCACTGACCCCAGTTTCAGCATTGCTGCGATCCCAGACTTCCCGCACACATTCCTTGGCGTGATACCCTGCGATGCCGACGGTGACTACGTAGCTGCTGGTGCAGGATCAGTGGCCCTTCAGGTGGAAACTGTAAACTGCCCTGGTGTGCAGCAGCTCCCGGCTGAGAACACGATCAATCTGGTGGAGCCGACTGATGTGTCCTTTGGCGGCAATCTGATTGCCATTCACGGGATCGTGACGGGTTTGACCGTGGCCACCCATTACAGGGTTCACGTTTCACAAAACGTAGCCTAAGGTTGTGGAGGTTTATCATGGTCGGATCTGCCTATGCTCAGAGTACGATACAGCCTTACACGCCAGATGTGGGCACCCAGATACGGCGAATGGCCCAGGTGTCCAATGCCGCCAACAGTACCGTTACAGTGGGTGGCACCCCTTCAGTGTTGCCGTTGAATGCCGATGGTGCCAATAACAAGGCGTATAACAACCCCTCTGGTTTTGGCTCTGTTGACCTGACTAATAACTGGTTTGATATACGGTTTCTGCACCTCCGAGCCGATATGCGTTTCCGGGTTACGGTGGGCAACAATGCGGGGGCCGGCCAGATAAACGGGGCCAATATCATCGTAAGGCTGATACCCGACGTGGGGAACCCGGGGGTTTATATCGATGCGCCAAGCTCTGATGTGAACTTCAAAGGCCAGGCCCAGTTTCAAGTAAACGCTTATGCCGATGGTGTTGAGGCTGTGCAGATTTGCACCCAGACAGCGAATGCCCAAGATATCCGGACATACGGGATCTACATGTCTGTTGACGATATGGTGAATTTATAAACCAGAGGCCCTTCGGGGCCTTTTCTCTTTCTGGGATCTCCTTCACAGAAAATCGGGGCCGCGGCTGGTACAGTTCGTTCATCATCTGAAAGGGGAAAAAGACCATGTGCATTGACAGTCAAGGGCATGTGCTGGGTAAAGGCGACGCCGTAACTCTTACAGCCGACTATATAGCCGCAAACCCTATGCTCACCAGCAGCGGTGTTCATGACCTTGTGTGGTTTGAGATCAGCGGTATAACCAACCATTCTGAGTGCGTGCTGGTTGCCGCCAGCCCTGCGTCTGCACAGGCCATGTCTTCTACAGGCTTAATCAGCATCACTGTGGACGCAAAGATGACGACGTACAGCCCAACGGGTTCTGCCTGGTTGGCTTCGACTAAAAGCCAAACTGCGAGCACCGCTCCTCAGATTTTGTCAGCCAACCAGTATCCGCTACGGAGCGGTGACATCGTACAATTAACCGGCAAATCTTTGCATAGTTGGGGGACCTACAACAATATCAAGGCCGGCGACGAGTTTGTTTGTACGCTGACAGGTTTGAATCACCCTTCTGGGTGCGAGCTTTGGCTGGATGCCATTGATGCAACTCTCGCTGCCAGCCTGAATACTAACGGGGTAGTCCCGCTTTATTGCGATGCACGCGAAGTTAATTTTGTACGAAAGGGTGCATTGTCGATGGCGCTGCAGAGAGCACAGCCTGCACCGCCTCCGCCTCCGCCTCCGGTACCCGTACCGCCTAAAGCTGTGCTTAGCCAGCAGCCAGGCATCCTGCATCAGGATTATGCTGGTGACAACATCGTGGCCGGCGATATTGTCACATTGATACCCACCGCCTACAGCTACTTCGGGTTGCAGGCCCCGGTGCAGCCCAACTCTGAATACCGGATCAGGGCCATTGATCAGTACGGGTTGGTAGAGCTGGAGGCCGTAGACCTTGCAGTGGACGCCGAAGTTTATATACAGCTGGGGCGGCATTTAATTTTTACCCAGACTGGGGGCGTGCTATTGGCGGCCACGCAGCCTGTGCGTAGTCTGGCTACCCCGTATCAACCGGTGCTGGCCCCACCGCCGGAGCCGGAAACCGGCGAGAAGAAGACTTTTGATCACGCCTCGCTGGGTACTGACCTGACAGGGGATGAATTGATGGAATCCATCCGCGCTATCTGCGGCGGCCGCTGAGGAGCTGATCATGACAATGAACCGCGAGGAGGCCCTGGCCTTCATCACCAAAGTCCTGCCTGTATGGCCTGACGATCTGAGTACCGCCGCGCTGCTGGGCAAGCAGTGCCAGACCACTGGTTGGTATTTTTCCAGTGACCATAACGGGGATCTGGTCTACAAACAACAACGGGTAGAGAACAGGCGGGGTCTGCCGCTGCCTATCAGCAAGGCCGATTGGTTGAAGCATACAGCCGAGGTGTATGGCCCTGGTAACGATGGCGAGGTAGAGGGTGACGGGGATTTCGCTGCCATAAACCGGGGAGCCTTGCAGGAAAAGGGTGATGGCGAGGAACATCCAGATCAGTTGTTGATCACCGCTGTGGAAGAGGTCTGCAGTGCCAGCCACACCTTCGCCCGCGCAGGGGAGAACCACCCTATGGATGAGGACGGGGAGTGGATGTGTCCGCACTGCATGGCACGGGCGCTGTCCCGCATTTATGGGGCGCTGGATGACTATGCCAACGGGGTAGGTGATCCATCATGAGGGATAAAAAGCATCTGTTGCATCTGATCATGATGGGTGTCTACTTCGGGTTCAGCGACGAGAGCATTATCGAATTCTTACAGGAGTTTGACGTCTGCTGTGCGCCTGGGTTTGATAGGCATTCACGCGACCAGCGGGGTATGCACGGCCTGATTGTGTCAAGGTCTGAGTTCGAAACACAAACCCTGGCTCAGATCGTGAACGGCATAAACCTGCGACGCTTCTGCTCAACCCCATGGCCTAATCAGCCGGTTGAGGCAGTGTGGAAGGATGAGGTGTCTGAGTTGATGCGCACCAGACTTGATTTTAGAAACAGGGTAAGGCGCCTGTTCAATGCTTACCCTAGGGAGGGGCTTCATGGGTGACGTCATCCCGTTAAAGAAACGTGATCAGTCTCGCAGACCTGCAGGGCCAAGTAAGCCATACTGCATTCACTGGGTCGTGAAGATATACAAGAGTCAGTGGATGCCCTGGCCTGAACCTAAACTGGAGAATACTGATCATGAGCCGCAATCGTAAGCACAAGATGACCATGAAGATCAAAGGCGTCCTCAAGCGTCTGTTTAAGCGTCAGCGATTTTTCGAGGCCTATGGCGGCGGCGATTTCATGTTTCTCAAGTGCCGCAAGCCCGGGCTCAACACTCTTTGTTGCGATATAGAAGCGACGCGGACCGTAACTGGGCGCTTCCGCCTCTCCCAGCCGCCCATCCATGAGTTCCCCAGGGGGTCACAGCCTGACCGTAATTACCCTGTGCAAAGCATGGCCGTTGAGCAGTACAACTACGCGGACCTGGAAAAGCGGATAGCCGCCATGTTAGGCTGCGAGGTAAGCGAGATTGGTCAGTCGGTCTTTATCGATCGGGGGTAACATGAAAAAAAAGCCGTAGCCCTTGTGGTGCAGCTTGAGCTGTACCGCAGGGCCAAAGCCGAGCAGGAGGCCAACGCTAAGCGGGAACGAGCACACCGCCGTATCCTTGAGCACGCCAAGAAGCTCGACTGGTAACAGAATCTCTACCAGCAGGAGGTGATCCAACCCACAAGTGCCCGGGTGTGTTGTCCCCCCAAGAGGCTCAGGTATCTCGGTACCGCCATCGTCAGGCGGCCGGCAACCAGAACCGTGATGGTCAAGGTAGCCCCATTTCAAGACCCCAGCGAGACCTTGATTACGCTGGGGTTTTTTACGAGTATACTGGCAGCCTGTGTTTTCAATTCGCGGTGTGTGTGGGGGGGGTGTCATGGGTGTTGGACCGGCTTACGGTGTTCCTAGCGGTGGTGGATCCGGTATTACGGACGGTGACAAGGGTGATATAACCGTATCGGGTGGTGGCTCCTCGTGGACTCTCGATGATAAAACAGTAACTAATGCTAAATTGGCTGACGTCACAACAGGTGTGTTAAAGGGTCGCCATAGTGATGGGGCAGGGGCGGTGGAGGATCTCACGCCAGAGCAGGCAACCTCTATGTTGTTGACCTTCACAGATACATTGAAAGGGCTTACGCCGCCACCCGTGGATGTGAGCGGGTTTTTTCTTCGTGATGATGGTTCGTGGGTGGATCCTATACCTGCATCAATAGATATTTGTCTTTCTGCCGTGGATGCTACTGGACAGACTTTTACCTTTGCAGCCGCTACACCTCGACAACTTACCTTGTTAACAGAAGCAGTTAACCCCGGTTCGCATTATGACACTGCAACAGGCCGCTACACACCCACAAAGGCTGGTGTCTATGAAGTGAATGGTGTAATTCAAACCCCAACTGTTGCGTCTACAGGTATTGCCTTCATTTATAAAAACGGAGTATCTGTTGCGGGTGGTACATATATACCGGTTACGCCCACATCGGGTATGAGGGTGGGGGTCACCACGTTGGTTTATATGAATGGGACTACGGATTACCTGGAATTGTGGGGTTATAGCTCTGGGGCTGGGACATCCGCCGCAGGTAATGGGGTCTACATTCAGTTTAATGCACGCTTAGTGTCTATATAAGGATTTAGTCATATGGCTTATAAAAACCACCGCCTCGCCATTATGGTGGATCTTGATGGATCACTGTGTTGCGGTGCTCAGCGCCTGCACCTGATGCCCCCGCCGGAGAAACGGGGGACCCTTTGGCCTGGGAGCCATTCCATATGGCTTGCGGAGGCGACACCGAGATAAATGACGTCGCCCGCATGCTCCGCGCACTGCAAGCCGCCGGTTATCTGTTGGTCTTCATTTCCTACCGATCTGAGAGCACCCGAGCCCTTTCCAAGGCTTGGCTCTGGGATCACGGGTTTGAAGTCGCTGACCAGGACTTGGTGCTGCGCCCAGGAGATCGGGGTCAGCCAGCCCATGAGTTCAAGCTGGAGAAGATACGGCAGCTGGAGCAGGAACGGGGCCTCAAGTTTATCTTCGCCATTGAGGATGACCTGCCGGTCTGCCAGCACCTGCGAGCTCATGACATCCCCTGCTATCAGGTACGGGACTGGAAGAACCCTATGCCCAGTGAGGCGGTTGAAATGCCCACCTACCACGCGGCGGATAGCGAGGCCCTGTCTAAGCTGGTGTCGTTGGCACAGAATGACTTGACAGAGGGCCGCGTGTTTACGGTCGAAGAGGCGAAGGATCGCCTGAAACAACGGCGTCAGTGATGATTAACAAGGGGGGCCTCCGGGCCCTCTTCCATTTCTGTGATGCACCGCACAGACTGCCGGTACCCACGGCGGTAAAGTCAAACCCATGTTCCACCAATGAGGCACTATCCATATGGCAGATGATCCGCTCCTGAACCTGCAAGAGCTGGTGACGCTATCCTACGACGCGCTGCCGGGTCCCTACTTTATCCATGGCAATGCGCTGATGGCCTATGACAAATTCTGCCAACCCCAGATTGTCGCCACGCTGCGCACCGATAATGAGGTCTTGGTTGCAACCGCTATGTTTTTGTCGATGATGACGCCGGCCAGCATCCGTGATATTGCCCGGCAGGTGCTGGCCGTGAAGGAGGACACCGCCCGGCTGGATTACCTCAGCAGGCACGGCAGCTATGAGTTTCGAAACATGATGGGGGAAGGTCTGCGCACTGCGATAGACGCCGCCCGCAAAAAGATCTACGACGACGATTAAGGAGGCCTCCTATGGCTGTTCGTAAAGGTGACTGCAAACATGCGGTAGAGCTTCTCGCCGAGTTCCTCATTGGTAGGGGCTATATCAGCAAGGACGCCATGATCAAGGCTGGAGCCGCCAAGGTCTGTGGCTATGACGAAAACCGGGACAACCTGGGCAACACCGTGCACAGCGCTCTCAACATGCTGCGTATCGAAAAGGTGGTAGTCGTTAAGCATGTGCCGGCTACATCAGGATTCCCCAGCCGCCCGCCACACTTGATCTACAAGATCAACCCCGAGCTGGAGGGTATGGTTTGCGGGCGTGCCATGCGGGAAAAGATGGCGATCCTCAACGCGACCAGTCCGCTTGATAAGGTTCGCAGTGGAGCCGAGAAGCCGAAGGTGGCCGGCAACTGGGGATCTATATTCGATGCCATGTCCAAGCAGAAACAACTGGCTTGACAGTATCATTGGGGGCCGTCCAGTAGTAACCTGTTGATCATTGCATTGACTTAGGCCACCTGGGGGTTGTATGACAGCGCAGAAAATGACTGACGATCAGTTGAAGCAGTGCATCTTGGATGGCATGACCACTGCCGCCATTGCCGGTCTTTTCAAGATGCACGAGCGGCGGGTGTGGGACAGACGAGCCATGCTGGCCAGGCAAGGTTGGTCGCCAGAGCACGGCCTGAAGGTCGAGTACCCTGATGGGTTCAAGGTGGGGAAGACCACCATTCAGCGCGGCCCCGACGGCACCATTGAGCGCACCTGGGAACGGATGTGCGAAGACCCAGAGAAGTTGCAGGCCCTGATGCAGCGATCCATGCAAGCGATGGTAGAGGGTCTGCCTAAGTTCAAGGCCCAGCCTCTGGCCGCTCTTGAGGTGGACCACGACCTGCTGGCTGTCTACCCTCTGGGCGACCCTCACATCGGGATGATGAGTTGGGGGGCAGAAACGGGGCAGGATTGGGATCTCAAGATCGCCGAGCGCTACTTCTGCAAAGCCTTTGACCGCGTTGTCCGCACCACCCCCCACTGCAAGCAAGCCCTCATTCTGAATCTTGGCGACTTCTTCCACGCAGACAACATGGAAGGTGTCACCACCCGCAGCAAACACTCACTCGACGTTGACGGCCGCTATGCGAAGATGATCAGTGTCGGCGTCAAGATCATGCGCCAGATGATCGAGACTGCGCTAGAAGTACACGATACCGTGCGGGTCATTAACTGCATTGGTAACCACGACGATACCGGTTCCCAGTTTCTGGCCGTGCTGCTGATGCACGTTTACGAGCTGGAGCCGCGGGTCATCATAGACGTCTCCCCCACACCGTTCCACTACATGCGTTGGGGCAAGGTCCTGCTGGGCGCCCACCATGGGCATACCTGCAAGGCACCCGGGTTGCCGGCCGTGATGGCTGCCTCTCGGCCAGAAGACTGGGGCGCCACCAATTATCGCTACTGGTACACCGGCCACATCCACCACGACACGCTGAAGGAATACCCAGGTGTGAAGGTGGAGAGCTTCCGCACCATGGCCGCAGCGGATGCTTACGCCACCTGGGGAGGCTACATTTCAGGGCAGGACATCAAGGCCATCGTCCTGCACAAGAACAAGGGCGAGGTGGAGCGCCACACCGTCCATATCGACCACCTCCGGGATGCCAAGGGGTTGCACATATGAAAGTCTTGATCATTGGTGAAGGCGGGCATGGCAAGGACCAGCTCGCCGATTTCCTACATGAGCTGACAGGCATGACGAAGATGAGCTCCTCCGAGATGGCCTGCGGTCTGTTCATCTTCGATACGCTGGCCCCCAAGTATGGGTACGCCGATGCCTGGTGGTGCTATGCTGACCGGCGCAATCATCGGGAAGAATGGTACCAGCTGATCTGCGAGTACAACCGTGATGACAAGGCACGACTGGCCAAGGCATTGCTCGAGAAATACGACATCTATGTCGGTATGCGCGATGACCAAGAGTTCGCCGAGGCCAAGGGATTGTTTGACCTGATTGTGGCGGTAGATGCTGCCGAGCGTGTGCCAGAGTGTGACGACACCTTCAAGATCAGCCTGCTGGCGGCCAACATCCGGATCGACAACAATGGTGACCTGAACGATCTGTATCAGGAGGCCCGTGCGTTGGCCGATTACATCAACGACCGCCGGTGAAATACCTGCAGTGTGATCGGGGCCTCAGACTGGGGCCCTTTTTTATTGCATGATAGGGTCTCTCTGAAGCGAGAACACGGGGATTTATCATGGGGCAATCAATCATCATTGGGGGTGGTTTATGTAACGCTGGTTTGCTGTTCGGGGCGATCAAGTTGGTTATGGTTTTCGGTTGGCGCATGGGGGTGTGAATGTTCTATCTCACGCAATTTTTCTGGGGCTGGGTTATCGACGAGGTGCTGGTACCGTGCTTCGCTCGGCACAAACTCACCGGGGACCAACCACGCTATCGCTGTGGCTCAGTCTGGACTGGCCTGCACGAGAGCAGCCTGATTTATGCCGAGGCACGGAAAGCCTTTACTGCTGGCCGTGCAATGCTGTTCAGCCATGAGCAGATGAAGGCCATGCAGCGTTGCAACATGGTATCCGAGGATCTGCATTTAACAGAGCAGGGGGCCCAAGTAATCAATACGGCACTCCAGCATGCTGAGGTATACCCCAACATGCAGCGTCCCGACGGCTCAGTTGTTTACTATCTGACAGCGTGAGGTATCTATGAAAGCTTTCCCACCGGTTACCCTGCGCGGTGACCTCGAAGCAGCAAAAAACCACAGGGGGGTCAACATCGGTAATTTCCCCAAGACTGGTCGGCACACCTTCGTGATGAGCGGTGTCTTCGTCGGCCCCAGCAATCAGCTGCAGATTGCCAGCAAGCTGGAACAGCTTGGATTCTTGCGACGCACCACTGTCAATCATACGACGGCCCTGGTGGTTTACAGCTCGGAGATTGACCCGTCGGTGGCCATCCCTGGGAAACTGGCAGCAGCTATTGATACCGAAGTGCCTTTCATTCTGAACGAAGCCGCAGCCTGCGAGTTGCTCGACATTACCTTCATGATACCCAAGACCCGGAAGGAAGAAATGGCCGCTATCGCCGAAGGGCGCCGCCCAGGGGATACGTATCAGAAGACTGGCCGCAGCTCGCGGTTGGCCCTTGGCTACATCCTTGAGGCGTGGGGTCAACCCGGTGTGGAGATCCGGATCCATGATCATTTTGGGTCTACGGCCGCCGACCGTAATTTGGCCTGCATGATCCACGACATGATCGACAAGCTGGGTTTGAGGGGGTTCAACGTAGAACGCCGGCTCCATGATCCCATGGTGGTGTTCCATGGCTACTAAACCTAAAAGACTCGACCGCTGCGTCTGGCCAGCGGTGTGGGGGGGCCGGTGCCTATGTGATGATGACCTTCGACCATGCAGCTACCCACGGCGTAGTGCGCCCAGGGGAACTTGGTTTGGTAGAAGCCAGTTGCGGTGGGGTGTTGACTGTCTACTTCCTGGCTCGCGGGGTGAGGATGTCCATCAACCAGTCGAAACTGGTACGGGTACCGATGCTGAAGGATGCCGAAGGCCACCCGTTCCCGGCCTACCTCGCCATTGGCTATGGCCGGCCCAACACACGTAGCATGGTGCACGTCCACGCTGGGTCCAGGCACTATGCCATGGGGCACACGATCCGGGGGACGGTGTTGGCTGTAGTTGAGCACACCACTGATAGCCGCAAGGACACGATCTTAGTGCGGTTCTGGGGTTGGCACGAGGACGTGGAGTTGCAGCGCTGGGAGCTGGAGCCGCTGCTGGAGGAGAACGTCGACTATTTCTGATCGGGCATCAACGGTTTGTGGGGCTGATCACGGTTTTGCATGGCATCACCAGTTATGATCAGCCCTGTCTTTTAGGGGAGAACCATCATGAGTAAACGAGGCAAGGGTCAGGCAGCTCTGATGCTCAGCGAATACACCTTCAACAAGGCTGCACCCGCTGGCACCGGCGTGAATTGCCCCAGCTGCGGTAAGGGCTTCACCAAGCGTGATGCCAAGGAGGTGTTCTGCAGTAACGCCGGGGCAGGTAACTGCAAGAACCACTACTGGACTATCATGCGCAGTTCTGCAGGTAAGGTGCTCCTGGCCACGTTGGACGCTGTGAGGCAGGCCGCCCCTGAAGTACCGGTTGCTGTGGGTATGTTCATGGCCGTGCCTGAAGTAGAGGCCTTCATGCTCAAGATCTACCACGTCCTTGGTAAAGACGATGGCATCGACGTGCACTGCCGAGTCAACGCCGATGAGATCCGCCTCTATGTCGTACTGAGTGACGAATGGGGGATCTACACCCATGAGTGCCCGGTACTGTTCGAGACGGATAGCCTGCCCGTTATCCAGGAGCTGGTAGGGGTGGTCTTCAATCAACTGCAGGTATGCCTCAATGAAAAATAGCGAAGTGCGGTTCACCCGCGCCAATCTCATCGACCATCTGTTCTACTGCCGGGATCGGGTAGAGGCTCTGCTGGATGGCTACGGCAACGAATCGAGCCACGGGCTACCATGGATCATGGCCAACATCGGGCCTGTGGCGATACTTCGCCTGCTTCGCATACCTGGTAAGCACGTTGCCGTTCGGGGTCGTCTTTGCAAGGTCATGCATGACTACCTGCTCGGCCGGCTGAGGGCTGTGGTTCCGGGTATGGAGCCATCAACGATCCCTGATCCGGACACCTTGCGGGCCAAGCTTCGGGGCTCGAGCCAGGATGCGTTGGTGTTCTCTATTTACACCATGTTGCACCTGGCCGACGAGAGTATGGCCGATGGCCCAACACATGATCGCCAGTCGCTGGCTTATCTGGCATTGGCCTACACTGATGCAGCCACTTTGAAGGAACTGGAGGGTCTCGATGTCTTTGACACCAAACTCGTTGAAACCGTCTTTGACTAAGACGGTACAACGCCGCAATGCGCTGTTCCTCTGGCTGACAGCACACGCAGGGCGGCTTTACACGATCGAGGAAATGAAGGCTGACGGTTTCGCATGGCCACTGGAGCTTGATTTCTACGACATGAGCAACAATCAGACCAGGGGCCTGCTCAATGAGCTGCACACCATGGGTCTGGTAAAACGCGGGCGCAGGGCCAAGACGCAAAAGCGCCCGTTCCGCCTGGTACTGGGCAACAAGGACCGGGATAGCCTCGGCACTTGTGTGAAAAAAGTTTACTGCTGGGGAGTGATGACCGATGAAACAATATAAGGATCTGATCCTGAAACTGCTGGCCAAGACCAATGTGCACCGCAAAGACCGAACCGGTACAGGCACCGTCGGTATTTTCGGGCACCAGATGCGCTTTGACTTGCGCACAGAGTTCCCGCTGGTGTCGATCAAGAAAACTTTCACCCGTGGCATGGTGGCCGAGTTGCTGTGGATGCTGAGTGGCTCCACCAACAACAAAGTGCTCACCGATCAAGACGTACACATCTGGGACGACTGGGCTACCGAAATGGGTAGCCTTGGCCCCATCTATGGGGCCCAGTGGCGATCCTGGTTGGTAGATTTCACTACCAATGAAACCCTGGACCAGATAGCGCTGCTGATGACGGGGTTGAAAGAGGATCCCTACAGTCGCCGGCATGTGGTTACAGCGTGGAATCCCACGGAGCTGCCTGATCCTAAACTGACGCCGCAGGAAAATGCCAAGCGCAATCTGATGGCGTTAGCCCCCTGCCACTGCCTCTTCCAGTTCTATGTGGAGGATCTGTCCATTGACGAGCGAGTGGAGTGGCTGGAGTACGAGGCCAAGATCGATCTGCGTGATGCCATGAGACAGGCCTATGGGCCCCTCTACGATGACGACAACTTGGAGGACGTTGCCAAGGTGCTGGATATGAATGAAGTCCCAGACAAGAGCCTGTCCTGTCAGCTCTACCAGCGCAGCTGCGACACCTTCCTCGGCCTGCCTTTCAACATCGCGAGCTATGCCCTGCTGACCCACATGATCGCCCATCAACTGAATTATGATGTAGGCGATTTTATCTGGACAGGTGGTGACACGCACCTGTACCTGAACCACCTGGATCAGGCCAGTGAAATGGTCACCAGGGAGCCGCGTGGCGGGGTTAAGTTGAAGATCAAACGCAAGCCAGATGACCTCTTCAGCTACACAGTGGACGACTTCGAATTCGAGGGGTACGACCCGCACCCTGCGATAAAAGGGGTAGTTTCTGTTTGACTGCGCCGGGTTTTTCACTATTGAAAGTCAACTGGCAATCCCTGCAAATGCGGGGATTTTTTTTTACCAGATCTGGTTAGAAGATTATCAATAGCGCTTCACTGGTGGCCAATCTATGTGCGTAAATTATTAATGCAATGTTAATGAAGGTAACCAATCAGGTAGTAAATATGAGTACCATCAAACGAGAACCTAAACGCCTTTGCCCTGACTGCGGCAATCCTGTTTACGTCATAAAATCGTTCACGCCTAAAAAAGACCACATGCATGTTGAGCGCCTGCAGAGCATTTGCTGCAGCTCTTGTGGCCTTAGGGGTACGCTGCTGATCAAGGAAGACATCACCTGGTATTCCATGGATCCACATGCAGCGTAATCCAACCAGATCTGGACCCGGGTCACTGTGCCCTACCTTACACGCCAGCATATGATCGGTCTCGCTACTCAACCACAGGAATATAGGAGGTAGCGATGGATAGCATCGTAGGCATGGGAATTGAAACCATGGCGGATGTAGGTAAGGCCCTCCAGCAGCACGAAGCCAGCAGCCAAGATCGTTATGAGAAGCTGATGAGTAAAGTGGAAGGGGTGGCCAATCATGAAGAGTCCGAGGAGGACACCATGAGTGCTCACGAGGAAATGAACATTGTGGGGGTACCGGGTATGAACGGTAATGACGGTTTCGGTATGGGTGGCGGCCTGATCGGCGGTTTGCTGGTTGGTGCTCTGCTCGGCCGCGGTGGTCGCGGTGGCCTCTTTGGGGGTGATGACGGAGTAGGTTGCAATGGTGGCGCAAATGGGCTGCAAAGTTCCATCGACACCAACAGCATCCTGCAGAGCCTGGGCGACATCAAAGCGGCGGTGCCTCTGGCTGAAGCACAAGTGCAGCTGGCTTTGGCCGGTCAAGCCGCCAGCCTCACCAACCAGATCAACTCGGCCAACATTGCCACACTGAACGGGCAATCTCAGCTCGGTTTGTCGATTGCGAATGCCCTCAGCACCGCTAAGGACCTGGCTGCAGCCCAGACCCAGACCCTTTCCGAGCTGATCAACGGTGTCGGCAACCAAGTTGACCGCAATCTGTATCAGCTGGCTACCACCATCACCAATGATGGAGCCGCTACCAGGGCGCTGATCACCACCAACCAAATCGCCGACCTCAACCGCCTGGCACAAGAGCGTCAGGACGAGATCATCGAACTGCGCAATGGTTCGAATCGTGACCGGGATCGCCATGGTATTGAGATCAACATGATCCAAAACCAGAACCAAAACCAGATGCAGTTTCAACAGCAGGCCCAGGTTCTGGCCCAGTTGGCGAACTGTCTGGCAGAGGTTGGTCAAGTGGCCCGTGCCACCAACTCCAACGTGATCGTTGGCAACACGGGGGCCTCCACCACCGGGGCCCAAACAGCCAGCCCCACCAACGTGAGAGCGTAACGCTATGCAAGACTATGCGAGCCAGTTGGCCTCCCTGCAGCAACAGCTGTTAAATCTGCAGAAGTTGGGTAGCAACCCCACTCAGCTACTTCAGCAAGTTCTGTCTGGTGGCCCTGTTGGTCATCAACCTGAGCAAACCGCAGCAACCCAGGAGGCCATGGCGCAGCAGTCTAGCCTGTCTAAACAACAGGAGACGCTGTTGGCTTTCTACGATGAGTTTGCCTTGACCGATGATGGCCGAGCACTCGCCGCGAGCTTGAGCAAGTTTGCAAGATACGTTCAATCTAAGACGGGTAAAGCTGCGCAGTAGATTCAACGCTGCGATGTAACGAAAGAGAGGGGGGGTCGATTGCCCCTCTCTTTTTTTTTGTGGATCAAATCACAGATCGTAGGCACCAATAAGGGTAGAGTACCTTATCGACCAAAAGGAGCTCGCCATGAAAAGCCTGATCAACTTCTTGTTTTACTTTCTGCTCGCTGGGATTGCGCTCGCAAGCCTAGTCCATTGCTCTGCAGCCCAGGCCACAGAGGTGTCCCACTGCATCAAGTTCAGCAGCCGCACCGTCTGTTTTGTGCAGGATAGCCTGGGGCGACATTCCAAGGTGGAGGTCACCAAGGCCATCAAGGGCCTCAAGGTAATCAGGGTCACCCGCAATGGCTACACGGCCACGCAGATTGAAGCCCAGCATGGCAAGGTCAAAAACACCACAGGGTCTGACAGTTCCGGAGCCCGCTGGTCGTCTGTCACCATTGGTAAACCCGTCAACAGCATAGCCGACGAAACTACAATCGCCGGCTCATTGTCCATCAGCAATTGAGAACCGATCACATGACCAATACTGTAAAATACACTGTCATTTTCTGCGACCAGCGCAGTAAACTGGTTGAGTTTCATGGCGGTGATGGGGAAAAACCACTGCGAGCACTGTTCAGTACCGACGAGGCCATCGAAATACCGATGCCTGATGCTTACCTTCTTCTGGACGAGTTCGGGGAAGTTACTGGGGTAGCTACCCATGACCTGATCCGCTTCTGGGGTGGGCTTGCGTCATACAAGGCTCGGCACCAGCACTACCAAGTGGTCGAGGCTTACATTATTCAAAATCCATCCTGACGAGGTGTTCCATGGGTGTCATCACTACGATTCTGGATTATTACCTGACTGTTGGGTTCCTGCTTTGCTTGGCCTGGTTGGGTTACGCAGTCGTGGGGCACCTGAAGACCTTTCGCAGCCTGCGCAATGTAGATTCCGTCATGGTGTGCATTACCGGCGCCGTGACGATCTTACTTTGGCTGCCGGTGCTGTGGTTCATCATGATGGATATTGTGCGCCACTACCGGAGCCTGACGCCGGGACATTGGACTTTTGATGCCGAGCTGCCCACCAAGAGCAGACAAAAGGATTGACCCATGGCCCTTTATATTGGCAACCCCGACGACTTGAAGACCACCAGTGATCGCCTCTCAGAGGCGATTGCTTTTGATTTCATTCATTGGTGGAGGATCCGGGATCGGGCCGTTGCCGTGATGGCACCGAACATTTACTTGCAGGATTGGTTCGAGGCTGATGTCTGCAGCATAAGGCGCAGCTTGCTCATTGACGAGTTTGAGATCAAGGTTTCCCGCGCAGACTTTAAGAACGACGCGAAGAAGACTGGAGCCGATGGCCGCACCAAGTATGATCGGATCCTAACCAACGACCACCCTCTGGCCTCGTTCTCGTACATTGCCCCCAAGGGTTTGCTGGCTCTGGATGATTTGCCTGACTTTGCAGGACTGATCGAGGTTACCCTTCCACCACCCGGCGAGCCAAAGCGTAAATTGCTGCGAGATAGGCTACCACCCACAGGTTTCAACCCACACGATTACGGCATTGCTACCTTCCAGGTCACAGTGCGAGCCCCAAAGCTGCGCAAGGTTTGCGATGAGGTGAGCAGATCTACCGCCCAGCGTTTACATCTGTCCATGGCCTACCGCTACTTCGACTACTACCGGACCGGCGAATGTCTGAAGAAGAAAAAGCCGAGGTACCCAGAATGAGATTGCTCTGCTTTGGGGGGCGTACCTATGGCGACGAGGCTGCTATTGACGCTGTATTGCAGACACTGCGGGGGCAAATAGAGCTGCTGATCGAGGGTGATGCTCCAGGCGCTGATCGCCTCTGCGGTAAATGGGCCGCAAAAAACGGGGTGCCTTACGTGGCCATGCCAGCGTTGTGGGATTACTGGGCCACCCAACCCGGCGGCCGGGCCCAAGCCGGTACCCGCCGCAATGGCCACATGATCGAACTGCTAAACCCTACGCATGCCGTAGGGTTCCCCGGCGGGGCAGGCAGTGCCGATATGGCGGCCAAATGTCGCTGGGACAAAATACCACTCTGGCTGCCCTACGGCCCCTGACAAGATTTGAGTGCTTAGCATTACCCCAATCGGTTATGATGTGTCCGATCCACCAACCCATAGGAGATACGCGATGGACACTTTGCTGACCCTGCTGGCGGCCCTGCTTGCCCTATTCCAAGGATACGGCCCTGTCGTCATCGGCTGGCTGTTCAATCTGGCCTACATGGTCACCGCCGTAGTAACCGTTTTCTGGATGCTGCGCTACCTTGACAAACGCTTGGGAGTAAATTTCCGTGAAAGAGTCCTGCCTATCCTCGAAAAAGAACCTATGGCACTGGCTCTGTACCGTGCTGCTTGGATCCTTGGCGCTTGTGTACTCGCAGGCCTCATGCTCGGTGCCGGTGGAGGCGCTTGATCCCGCAACGGAAGATCGCATCAAGCGCCATTGGGGCCAGGAGCTGCCAGGGTACCCTTGGCAGCTGGGTGTAGGCCAGGCCTACCAGGAATCGCGATACCGTCTTAATGCTGTTTCACCGGCTGGGGCCCGGGGCCTTTTCCAGTTCATGGCTCCTACATGGCGAGACCTCCAGCGCCAGGGTATTGTGCCTCTGGATGCCACGCCCGAGAGTGCACGGTGGTCAGTGCTTGCTGCTGCGGTCTACATGAAGAGAATGGTTAATATCTGGAAAACACCGAGGCCCCCAAAAGACAGATACTATCTGGCTCTGGCCTCTTATAACGCCGGGGCAGGTAATATCCTGGCAGCTCAGAAACGTTGCCGCGGGTCGGTTCTTTATCAGGAGGTCATGACCTGCCTCCCGATGATTACCGGGCGGCATGCAAGGGAGACTGAAGGCTATGCCCCTGCAATACAAGCTCATACTGATCGCTTTGTGCGCCACCGTGCTGTCAATCGGTAGCGGTTACACGGGGTTCCGCCTTGGCGTGGCCTCAGAGGTTGCCGCTCAGGCGGAGCGCGAGGCCGAAGCCAAGCGTGACAAAGAGGCCCGCGAACAGCGGCTGAAGAACGTGGAGACCAGAGCTGCAGAGCTTCTCGGCCCGCAAAAGACCCAGCAAGAGCGGGTCGTGGTAAAGGAGGTGGTGAAGTATGCGATCAAATATCGCGATCGTCCTGTCGATTGCGCTGAGCGTGATGCTGAGCGGCTGCGCATCCTCAACGAAGCCTACGGGGTTGGTGGGGGCGCAAAGTTACCCAGCCCAGCTGATGGTTCCACCGGAGCCGCCCCTGGTGGTAAACCCGAGTAGCCCCGGGGAAGAACTGGATGGGGAGGTGCAGCGGGCGTTCCAATCCAGCACCTGGCGGAAGCAATTGATACTCTTGCAAGAGTGGGTCGATGCCCTGTACGACAACCGGTACAAAAAAGAGCCCCCAGATTAGGGGGCTTTTCTTTTTAGCCTATGGCGAAAACTGGCATCAGCTGGATGCACTCATACTCACCGTGGATTACCCCGTGTTCGGTTGATCGGGTGTACTTTCCAGTTTTCAGTGTGTGTATCAGCGTGTAGAAGTCACCGTTGGTTTTGCACAGGATCTTGAATGTGCCGCGGCTCGTGGCCAGCGTGCATTCCAAGCCGAGGAACAACGACAGTCGTTTGCCCTCAAGGGCTTCCCTTAGGGGGGTATAACTCAAAGCCTGCGCCTCAATGCGCACTTTGAGGACGGTCACCCGCTCATTGCTACGGGGGTCAATGGCCGTGATATGGCGTATGGTGGCCAGGGCTTCTGTCTGCCCATCTTCCATCGTGAAGGCACAGGCAGCCAGCCCACCGTAGGCCGTGCTCTCAGCCAGGAGCTCATCGTAGTTCCTCAGGTCCGGGCATGCAGCCCCGAGCGCAATACACTGCAGCAGATCGTCGTTCTGCTCGAGTATGGTGAACGGGGTTGGCGCATTGGCCGGTTTTTTGGTTTCACTTATCATGCCTGTAGCCTTCGTGTTGGGGGTTTTGACCAGAATACCGGCAAGTGTCGGCTATGTCTGTGAACGAGATCACACACAATTACTCATCTTTGCGGTACAGTGACGTTCACAACCACAAGGGAGAATCACCATGGATATTTGCTCGAGTGGCGACGTGCTGGGCGTTGCGGGTTTCTGGGCCTTGGGCGTCGCGCTGGGGGCCATCGTGCTGGCAGCCCTACTTGACCTGCTGGCTCCGCCGTACATAAAGGCCCGCCGAGGCGTTCGCCTTGTTGGCTTGATCGTCTGTGCAGGTGTCCTGGCTTTCATGGGCTCGTACCTGTGGCTGCAGGTCTATGCCATTCAGTTCAACCCCACCCTCAGCCGCTGGATCGACGAGTTTACAGTGAGGTTGCTATGTTCATAATTGGCGGCGGTGGCCGAAACAACAACCCTTTTGCCAAGTCTGCCGGGATCACAATTGGCAAAAAGCCTGAGCCTGTGCCAGCCACCATACCGATGTTTGAGATTGGCCGGCCTGCTGCCTCCGTCAGTGACGAGGCCACCTACGTAGAGCCAGAGCCGGCACCGTTGGAGGTTTGCGATCCCGTCTCACAGGTCAGGGCCTTCGTGCATGAGTACCCTTTCTTCGGTGGGTCTGATGTGGCCCTCACCTTCGAGCCCTACGACAGCTACACGGTTACAGATCGGCAGGTGGTCAACGGTAAACAGGTTGTCACTGAAACAACCTACCAGAAGATGGCGGCCTCTCTGCCGCGCACCGTGCCGTTTGAGGGTATCGATGATCGGATCTGGCTGCGGGCGGTCTACACCACCGACAGTTGCCACACCCAGCGAATAGAGGTGCGCCTTGGCGACGAAATCCTGGGGCTGCTCTGCATGTTTGCCCGATACAATTGGTCCATCTATGTGGCCCGACCTGGGTTGCGTGACGGCATGCCCCTGTATGAGTCAGGTGCCAAAACCCGTGGCTGGGTCTTCGACCGGCGTGCGGCAGGCGTGGCCCGGGAAAACATCCTGGATCCGCTGGAGCCGTGGTATGTTCTGCCAGACATGCTGCGCTACCTGAAAACCCATCGGCCCGAGCTGGGCTTGAAATAAGGAGTCACCCTATGTTTGAAAAATGGTTCAGCAGAGAAGCGGCCATGGACTACCAGGCTGAAATGGAAAAGCGGGTAGATGCCTTCTTGGCCGCTTACTGGCACAATCGCCGGGCTCCGGTGGGCACGATCTCCACTATGAAGGTCGAGTTGATGCGCAGCCTGATCAAGGTATTTGATCTGGCCAACGAGGTTGTTGATCAGGGCGCCGGTGGCAGCGTCTACGTGGCCTACCCTTACCCGATCTCTTTCGAATCGGATAAGTGGCCGTGGCTGAAGATCGTACCCTGCAACACCGACGGGGCGTATACCCGTTTTATGCACAGCTTCCGCCAGCTGATTGCCGAAATGGATCGCGACCAGTTGCTGGGGGAGCCTGCGGCCTCCGCTCTTGTGCTCGCCCTTCCGCGCACATTGGAAAAGCGGACCAAGATACAGTGTGCCAAACTCGGCAAGGAATCTCTCGACGGTAAATTCCCGATGAGGGTGTTCACTATCGAAGTGTGACTGGGGCCACAAAGCCACTATTTTTGTCGTGACTCAAAAAAAATAAAGCAGTAATGTTCTAATCCTCTGCAAAGAGAAATCACCATAAGGAAACAAGACCATGAGTAACGGTATCACCTCCCTGAAGTTGTCCTTCGAGTTCAACCCCGAGTCTGGCCTGCAGCCTCTCGGCTTGTCCGTCCCCGACCCCGGTGTACTGCTGGCCATGGGCAATGCCTATGGTGCCATCTGCCAGGCAGCCGGTGCTGGCCAGGATTATACCGCGAGCCCGCTGGCGCAACCGCTGTACGACGCTATCCTGCTGGCCGTAGCCTCGGCCATGGGTGAAGGCGGCATGCAATTCATCAATATCCACGACGCAGCTAATGGTCACATCCAGCAGCTGCAGGGTCAGATCCAGTCAGCGACAGCCGAGCTCCAGCAACTGCAAGCCAGCTTTGAGCAGGCATGCCAAAATGCCGCTCAGGATGGCTACGCCCAGGGTCTGGCCGCGGGCCAGCAGGTGGCTGCGAATACCCCAACTGGCGGCAATTCCGCGGCCACCGGGGGCTTCCTGCTGAATATCGACACCAAGGTACTGGCTGAACAGATCGCCAGCTACTTGTCCAACGATAAGCCGGCAGTGCAAGTAACCAACAACGTGGCTGGTGCAAACCCCGCCGGCGGCATGACCCTCGGTGCCGGTGGTCTGAACCTGGGCAACGGCGTACAGCTGGGAAAGCCTAAAGCAGCACAGGGCTCAGATGCACAGCCTGTGACTGCTACTGGTGCGAAGAACGCGGAATATGATCTCGACCCGGCCACCATCGGCGGCGGAATTGGATCGGGTGGCGGCCTGACCAACACGTCGAAAGCCGGTGAAGGTAAAACCGTGAAGGGTATCCGCGGTGACAGCTCGTTGGAGAAGATCGGTTTGCCGACTGCGAAGAAAAAGTTCGCTGGGGGGGCGGTAGTCTACATCGTGCCCTCGAGTGACAATGCCCAATGGGACGATCGCGCACCGGTAGTGGCTGATCCGAAGGAGGGTGGCAATCTGGAGGAGATCGCCGAAGGGGCGAAGACCATCCTGATGAAATCCTTGCACTACTACTCTGAAGTCTGATCGCTTCGCACATAGAACACAAAAGGCGGCTCTTGTCGCCTTTTTCATTGGAGAGCTGAAATGGAAAGACCAGTGTTTGCCGACCGACCTGGAGCAGGTGACAAGGCCATTGTGGTAAATAACGACACCATGGACCCCCAGTTGGCCTTGGGCGCCGCAGTGGTTGCAATCTGGGATCCGTTCCTTGAGGACGGCACCATGAGCATTGAGAGCCTGCATGTGCCGGTATTGCTGCTGGATCAGGCAGAAGGCCTCAACGTCAACCCCAAAGAGGAGGTAGATCGCCTGAAACTGCTCAACCTGTTCAATAAAAGCGGGGCTTACGTGCGCTGGGGTAAGAACGGGGATGACCTACCGCCAGAGATTATGCCGTTGCTCGATTAACCACACCAGTAGTACCCTGTCGGATAGCTTCACCAAATCCGATAGGGACTACTGCCATGCTCACCGATAATATCGATCCGGCAGAATTGATTGCCATGACCCGGAGGGCGATTGCCAGCATGCCCATGGGAGCTTGGCGAGACGACCTGCAGACGAGCCTTGACTCCTACATTGCCGGCAGCAACCGCATGCGGTTGTTCTATCTGCTGATGCTCAAGCACTACCCCGTGGATATCGAAACCTTCCTCTTTGACCCAATGTATATGGACGCCAAAGGCCATATCTGGCCAGAGCTGCTACCCTACATCAAGGAGGTGAATAACCCTGACGGGGACCGGCTTGGTATGCGGTACCATGAGGCGGTATTGACAGGCGGTATTGGTTGCTTCGACGCAGAGACCGAGTATCTATCCCCCACGGGGTGGAAACGCATCAGCGATTATGACGGCGGGCCGGTGCTCCAGTATCACGAAGATGGCTCCACCTCCTTCGTGGACGACCCAGAGTATGTAGAGCTCCCGTGCGATCAGTTCTACCACTTCAAGACCAAGTACGGCATTGACCAGATGCTGTCGGCTGAGCACAGGGTAATCTACGAGACTGAGAAGAAACCAGGGCAGCTGCGGGTGGCCTTGGCCGAGAGTGTGTACCGTGACCACCAGAAATCAGTCAAGGGCTTTCATGGTAGATTCCGCACTACGTTCCAGGCCCCAGACCGCTGTGGGGTTGATCTGACGGATGAACAGCTGCGCGTGATGGTCATGGTGATGGCCGACGGCACATTCCGCACCGCTAGCTCAAATCACTGCGCTGTCAGGGTGAAAAAAATACGCAAGCTGGCCAGGGCACAGAAGCTGCTGGATGATGCGGGCATACCCTACACCTACAAGCTGAAATGCGACGGGTACCATTTGATCCGATTTTATGCCCCGCGCCGGGATAAGCTGATGGCGCCGTGGGCCTATGACTGCACTCAGCACCAGCTGCAAGTGATCGTTGATGAGGCCATGTACTGGGACGGTAGCCGCACAGAGGGGAAAACGGGATACCGCTGGTACACTGTTGATCAAGGTGACGCAGACTTCATGTGCTACGCTGGATCAGCTTGCGGTTGGAAAACATCCATCTACCCAGACAAGACTGAGTTTGGCGCCTATGTGTTGAAGCTTTGTGACCGCCAGCTGGTAACTATGCAGGGCACACCCAAGACCGAAATGCAGATCGTGCCCTCGGTCGATGGCAAGAAATACTGCTTCATGGTGCCAACAGAAATGCTGGTAGTGCGGCGCAATGGCCAGGTGGTTATATCGGGTAACACTGCCAAAACAACTCAGGCTCTTTATGGCCTGGCCTACCAGCTCTACTTGCTCAGCTGCTACCGGGAGCCGCATCTGGTGCTTGGCCAGGACCCCTCGGCAGAAATCCTGTTCATCTTCCAATCGGTGAACAGTAAGGTGGCAAAGAGCGACTACCTGCGCTTCCGGCACATGATCATGCGGTCGCCCTACTTCCGTGACAACTTCGACTTCCGCCGCGACATCGAGACGACCATGATCTTCCCGAACCGGATCGAGGTGCAGCCTGTAACTGGCGAGGTGAATGCCACAATCGGCCAGAACGTATTCGGGGGCCTGCTCGACGAAGTGAACTTCATGATCAAGACCACCAAGTCGAAGAAGTCCTCCAGTGGCGGTGAGTTCGACCAAGCAGCCGAGCTCTACAGTTCAATAGACAGCCGGCGTAAATCTCGATTCATGGAACTGGGCTGCGTACCTGGCTTGCTGTTCATCAGCTCGTCCAAGAACTACCCTGGCCAGTTCACAGACGTGAAGGAGAAAGAGGCGAAGACCAACCCTGGTATCTACTACTGGGACAAGCGGGTCTGGGATGTTCGGCCCAAGAAATTCACCGGTGAGAAATTCTGGATCTTCGTGGGGGACACCAGCTCCCAGCCGTTCATCATAACCGAGCAGCGCCGGGCTCCGGCCGATGCGAAGGCCAAGGGTCTGCTGGATCAGATTCCCGTGGAGTACCTGAGCCGGTTCGAGGACGACATCTACAATTCGCTGCGGGAAATAGCCGGCCGCTCCACACTGAGCACATGCCCCTACATCCCGAATGCCCAGAACATAGCAGCTGTATTCAAGAAGACCCGCCAGAGCGTGGTAGGGCCCAACATCGTTGATTTCGAGACCATCAGGGCCATGGCCTACCCATTCAATATCACGCACAGGCACGAGCCTCGTGCCATTCACTTGGACTTGGCCTTGAATGGCGACTTGGCCGGCATCAGCTGTGGCTTCATCGAGAAATTCGTCGAGGTGAACGACGAGGGTGAGCGCTACATGATGCCGCTCATCAACTATGACTTCACCATGGGGGTCAAGGCACCGCCCCGGGACGACATCAACTTCAGCCGGATCCGGAAGATGATCACTGATCTGCGCACCAAGATTGGGCTGCCCATCAAGTGGGTGACCATGGACTCCTTCCAGTCAAAGGATACTCAGCAGATCCTGAAGCAAATGGGGTTTCTCGTTGGTGAACTGTCCATGGACATCACAGCGGTGCCCTATGATTGTTTCAAGACTGCCATCAACCAGGGCCGCATCGTGGCACCCGAGAACGAGGTGGCCCAGCTGGAGATCATCAGGTTGGAGCGCGGGCCCGACGGTAAGATTGACCACCCAGCCGACGGCTCCAAGGATATCTCTGACTCCATGGCTGGTGTCTGCTACTTCCTGACCAACCGGAAGGAGAACTGGTTCAGGCATGGTGTCCAACCAAGGATGCCAATGCGTGATGTGGCTCGCAGAATGAGCGAGCAGTGATTGCCATACCCAGCCACTGCAGTATGCTGGCTGGGCTCATAAACCGAAGAGGGAACAGACCCATGACTGAAGAAAATAACGGCAAGCTCCTGATCGAAGATGGCAAGGGCGTGACTGAGGCTGTGGAAGTGGCGCCCGGCAAGCACGTCGTCATCTTCGACCTGGACAAGACCCTGTGCGACACCCGCCACCGTGATCACCTGATGCCTCCCAAAGGCACGACCAACAGTGCCGCCTACGATGAGACTACGGCACTCTGTTGGAAAGACGGCCCGATCTGGGACACCATCGCCCTGCTGATGATGCTGGCGGCCATGAACCACATCATCGTGCTGAAGACAGGCCGTACCGAGAAGTTCCGTCTGATGACCGTGAACTGGCTGACCTATCTTGGTGTCCACTTCAACGGTCTGATCATGTTGCCGGATGAGTTCGACGGCGACTACGGCCAATGGAAAGCCGATATGCTCAATCATGAGCTGATCGGTGGCGCCAACCGCGTGCTCTGTGTTTTCGACGATCACCCTGATGCGGTGGCCGCGTACACCAAGGCTGGCGTCACCTGCTACATGGTCCCGCCGTACAACGGCCAGGCCCTTGACAGCCCACTGCTCGGCCAGGGCCTCTACGACACGGTGGAGTTCGAGCCCGTGGATGACGACGAAGGGGAGAGCTGGGTATGAGCCACAAGAACGAATTCCCCTTCTTCTTCGCGTTCGAAGGGATCGATGGTTCAGGCAAGTCCAGCCTCATTGCCAATGTGAAGGAGAAGCTGCAGCAAATCCTTACCATGGGTGGCGAGGCACCCATGGTGGTGGAGACGCACCGGTTGCCTATGACGGCCGTGCCGTTGGGCGCAGACCTTCGCCAGGCTGTGAAAGACCAGCTGCTCACCGTAGAAGAGGAAATCCTCGGCTTGACCATGAACCGGTCACAGGCCGTGGGTCTCCTGCGCAAGACCATCATCGACGAGCGCCGCGAGCGATCCACTATCATCCTGATGGATCGCTGGTTTGGTACCTGCGTGGCATACCAGGGTACCGATGCGCCGCACTTGTCACTGGAGATCTCGGCACTACACAAACGCTTTGTGCAGTTGCATCCACGAATCACTTTCCTGCTGGATATAGACCCACAGGTGGCGCTCGAGCGCATGCTGGCCGACCGCCCTCTGCTCGACCCCAATGAACAGGACATCATGCGGCAGTCGTCTATCCGGAGCCAGTACCAGCAGCTGGCCAAAGTGCGGAGTGATTGGGTGCAACTGAACGGGGAGTACCCACAAGATCGGCTGGCCACCATGGTGGTCGAGGCCATTTTCGATTGTATGAAGAAGGATCAGCAAAATGCTTGAAAACATCAAAAGCCTCACCATGGTTATTCTCGTGGCCTGTGCCGCGTTTGCCATGCTAACGCTGCTGGCCGTGGCGGCTGGTTTCGCCAGCTTTACCTACTGGCAGGAGACCAATGGGGTCCTCGGTTTGATCGTCCTGCTGTGGACCGGTATCGTGCAGGGCGGGGTCTGGCTCGCGGATATGGCTTTTGGTCACCGTATAAAATGGGGCCCTTCCAGTCAGACTACCTGTGCGCTGCAGTCGGCCTTTACCAGGGTTCTCCAGGAGGAGGGTGCCATAACCGTAATGTGCATCATCGACGGCGAACTGGTGAAGGCCTACTCCGTAGCCTCCAGCGCTGATGCTGTACCTGCGAGGGTAAAGCTTTTGGCTAAAAACTTTGCGGCCAATATAAACACCGCCATGGACCAGCGTCAGCTGTTGCACTCTGTCGAGACGGCGGCCGTGGAGCAAAAGAGCCGACAGGATGCAGCCAAACCCTTCATCGACACGGAGACCTGGTAATGGCCAAGCGCCAACCACCATACTGGGGGACGTGCTATGGGGGGCGCGTCCACCTCATTGTAGCGGTTGAAGGGGGTTTCAGTTTCACCGCCTGCAACGGTAAGGTAAAAGGGCGCCATGCCGTCACCAACCCAACACCCTCTGATCTGAACACGGGGTTGTGTCCAGCCTGCCGAGAGCGTGCCAGACTACGTGGGTGTCCGGTACCGGGTGCGGTAAACGCAAGGGGTGCTGACCAGTTTGAGTATTGACTTTCGCGGTGTATGCTAAGGGCAATGTCAAATCCCCTGATAGGTTCCAGCCATGGCTCTCATCGTGCAAGTACCGCAGGGCGGCGATATCTACGTGGGCCACATCCATTTCGAGATACAGGATGTCAGCTGCCGGGGATCTGAGTTCCGCCTTATTGACCTTAGCGACACAATAATCCCGATGTTTGTTTCGCCCTACACGCCAGCCCGCTTCCAATGCAAGGGCTACCAAGTGGCTATCATGTCAGGCCACAATGACTTCCCCCCCTCTAAGCGGGTGGCCACTCTCAGAATTTCAGCAGACAAAGCGGTCACGATCATAAGAGGTGACCTGTATCGCAAAAACGGTGCAAAGTTTGTTGTATGCTCGCCAGTGCGGGAGGCTATAGCCCAAGGCAAGATCCCCGTAAAAGACATCATCACCTTGATAAATTTGGCCGCTACAGGCCAGCCAATGGGCGCCACCATTAGAAATGGCAACCTGCTCATCCATGTGGAGGGGCAAACTATTCTCGGGGTTGAATTGCTCTGACCTTTCCCCCAGAAAAGATCATTGAAGGAGTTTTACCATGCTGACAATCGGCGGGGTGGTCCTCACCCCTAAACCGGTTTTCCGTGGATTGACCATAGGAGCGCCGAGCGCCCAGGCAACCACGTCACCGGTAGTTTTTCCCCAGGCAGCACCCGCAGCCCCAGTGGAGAAAAAGAAACGGGCCCCCGCTAAACCGAAGGAGCCAAAGGTCGAGGTTTATACGGGCCTGCCCCTCCTGACCGAGGATGTGAACGATCCAACCAAGGTCATGGCACCCACGTTCCCTGATCCACCTGTGGCGCCACCGCCCCCACGCATTTACCTGCCGCACAATAACCGGTTGCTAATTATCACTGATAGTCGGGTCAATGAGATCCAGGATACGATCGGACCGATCATGGCACCGGCGATCCAACAAGGTCTTGGTTACCAGGTGGCCCACATTGACGCAGCGGGAACAAAACCTCTGCCGGGTTTCTACCCAGGGGACACCATTTTGCTTATGGGTAAAACGGCCTACGAGCGGGTCGCTGCCGAGTGGGGGGCCTTGTCAAAGGGGAAATCTGTATCCTTCTACAGACACACGGAGAACGCCTTCAATGGGGCCATCATCCTGACTACCCACTCGGCGTGGACGGCAACGAAGGAGTACAACAAGCTTATCGATGTGCAGCTGGACACCCAATCTGCTATCCGGCGGGCGATGACCGGCACCATTGCCCCGTTGACTGGAATGGGCAACTACTACTGGGTAGACACCTTTGAGCCGCTCTGCCATATGATTCAGAACGAGCACGCCCGCACAGGGCAACCCGTGCGGTTGAGTTGGGACTTGGAGTGCACAGGCCTTGACGAGCATGACCCCAAGGCCTGGATCGTTTCAATTTTCTTCTCGTTCAGACCCGGAGAGTCGTTCGGCATGGCTTTCAAATGGCATCTGGACCAGCCTGTTCGGGCTGACAAGGCTATGTTCCATGGCTGCAATTCAGCGGCATGGGACGCCAAGGTAGCTGTCTGGGAACAGATAAACTGGTTGCTCAACAGCGAAATAATTTATGGCGTCGGGGCTAACTTGAAGTTCGACAAGCGCTGGATCTCGAAGAAATGGGATATGGAGTGCACGAACCACAAGTTCGATACCACCCTGGTTGGCGGCCTCTTGAATGAGAACGTCTCCAACTCACTGAACAACCACTGCAAGATCTACGCACCAGAGCTGGGTGGTTACGACGACTACCTCAACACCACCGAGGATAAAGGCCGGATGGATCTGGCCCTGGCCAAGGACCCTGAGGGTTTCAAGGTTTATGCCGGGGGTGATACAGACGCCTGCCGCCGGATCTATGAACCCCTGCGAGAGCGCTTACTTGGGCAACCAGCCGTGGCCAACTTATACATCAACCTGCTGCACCCTGCGTCTGATTTCTTTTGCAGGCTGGAACAGGTGGGGGTGCTCGTGGACAACGAGGCCTATGCCGAGCTGGAAGCAGAATTGCGCTCTGAACTGAAGCGTCTGCAGGATGAGGCGGACGCTATGTTTCCGGGGCGGCTCCGCGCCAAGCACAAGATGGATACCAGCCTCACCAAGGCTGCAGTGATCTCAGACTACATGTTCTCCGAGCTGGGCCTGCGTCTGAAGCCCCTGGAGTTCACAGCCAAGTCTAAGAATACCGCGGTACCCAAGCCCAGCACGGAGTATACCCATCTGGCCAAATTCAGGAATAACCCTGAGGTTAAGAAGTTCCTTGACATCTACAAGGCCTACAACTCAGCGTCCAAAACCCTGAGCACCTACGTGGTAGGGTTTCTCAAACACCTGCGGCCGGATAACCGCTACCACGCTACCTACTTGCTGCACAAGGCCGATAAGGGGGGAGACACCGGGGAGCAGGGCGGTGGCACTGTTACTGGGCGACTGGCTTGTACTGGCCCCGCCATGCAGACCATACCCAGTAAGACATTTTGGGCCAAGAAGCTCCGCAAATGCTTCAAGGCACCAGAGGGCTTCAAGGTAGTAGAGATCGACTACTCCCAGGGCGAGCTGAGGGTGGCAGCAGTTGTGGCCGGCGTGCGGGCAATGATCGACGCCTACAACCGAGACGATGACCTCCACGTCATGGCTGGTGCTCTGGCTTGCGGTATGGACCCGGCCACGGTGCTCAGTTGGAAGGACAGCCCGGACCCAGCGCTGCAGGCCCGCTACAAATTCGTGCGCCAGAATGGCAAGGCCGCGAACTTCGGCCTCCTGTACGCAATGCAGGCCGAAGGCTACATGAACTACGCCCGCGACACCTACGGCGTGGACATGACCCTAGACGAGGCGGTTTTCGCCCGCAATGCGTTCTTCGAGCTGTACCCCGAGTTGTTGGAGTGGCACGACGATTACAAGCGCCGAGCTGCGCGGGATGGCTACATCATTTCCCCACTGGGTCGTGTTCGCCACCTGCCCTACATCAATTCAAGAGACAACAGCCTGCGGTCACAGGCCGAGCGCCAAGCTATCAACTCACCTATCCAGTCCACGCTGTCAGATATGACCGTGCTGTCGGGCGTGGAGTTCGAGCGAAACTACGGCCGGTTTGGGCGTGACAACCCAGTGCAGTTCATGCAGATGGTTCACGATGCCCTTTACTGCTACATCCCAGAGGACGACATCGATATCTGGGTGCCGCGCATTATGGATGTGATGGAGAATCTGCCGCTGGCCGAGAAATTTGGTTGGTACAACATCCCGCTGAAGTTCAAAGTGGAGCCTGAAGCAGGCGACAACCTGGCCAGTAAAACTGTTCTGCACTGGTCAGATGAACACATAGCCAAGGTACTGGGCAGAGCAGCTTAACTTTACCCCGGGTCTGATTGGCGCGATAATCCGCACTACTGCCCAATCAGACCCACCTTTCAGGAGCACAAGGCTATGACCAAAGACAACCGGACCAACGCCGTGGTCGTCACCCGAAAAAAATCTGAACATGGCGGGCTGGCTCTAAAAGGGGAAATCCTCAACTCTGGGGTGGTTCCGGAGGACTGCCTCGACGCCAACGCCATGCAGGCGGCTGCAGGTTCGACCAACGTGCTGATTGCACCTTTGTACCCCTATGCCCTACTGCGGCAACTGATTCGTGAGTCAGGTACCCTGCCAACCTGCATCGACGCGCTGGCCAACAACGTGGCTAACACTGGGTACGACACCTTGAAACGCGAAAAGGTGGATGCCAACGACGGGACCAAACCCGATGATAAGGCCAAGGCCATCCAAACGTTCTTCAACACCGTGTGGCCTGGTCAAGATGGTAAGGCCCTGATCAAGAGCACCGTTCGGGATCTGGAGAGTGTCGGTCGTTATTACTGGGAGGTCATCCGATCCAGTGATGGTGACATCATGCTACTGAAGGGTATCAAGCCGGATAACCTTCGACCGGTGAAACACAGCGAGACGGATAAGATCACCAAAACCATAAAGCTGATGCGGAATGGTAAAGAGGTTAGTATCCCCAACTTTGAGGTTTATGAGCGCCGCTTTGCCCGGGTTCACAGCTTGAGCACTGGTAACAAGACCGTCTACTTCAAAGAGTTCGGGGCAACGCGTGAGCTGAACCGTAGAACAGGCGAATGGGTTACAGACAAATCAGCATTGCAGGCTCTGACTCTAGGTGATCGAGCAACCGAGCTCATCGAGTTCAAGCTGGAAGATAACGGAGCCCCGCGCTGGATTGCCGAGATCCGATCTGTCCTTGGGGAGCAGGAGGCGGCTGACCTCAATCTTGAGTTCTTCAATAACGGTGGGATCCCGCCTGTGGTCTTCGCGCTGTTGGGCGGGCAGATGACACCGGATAGTCGTCAGCGCTTTGAGGATGTGCTGACCGGGAAGGCCAAAGATAAGCTGGCCGCGGCGCTGATCGAGATTTACTCCACGGGTGGCTCGCTGGATAAAGAGGTGCCCGCCAAACTGGAGGTCCACAAGTTCGGCGCCGAATCAGCCAATGACGCTCTGTTCACCAAGTACATCGCTGATTGTGCAGCCCGCATTCGCCGCCGCTGGCGCCTGCCAGCTATCCTCACTGGCGACGCTGCTGAAATGTCCTATGCCACAGCCTTCGTCAGTTACATGATCGCAGAGGAGCAGGTCTTCGGCCCAATGCGTGGTGATCTCTACGACAGGATCAATGCTACCCTCCTGCAGGACGCCAGTATGGGTGGCGGCGAATATGTGCTTAAACCGCGCCCGTTGATGGTGAAGGACACCAAACAGATGCAGGTGGCCATAGACAATGCCAAGAAAGAGAAGGCCATTGATAAGGAAGAGTACCTGCGCCAGCTGAACGCGTTGCTTTCTCTCGATATGGTACTTACTACGGAAGAGGATCAGCCCCAGACGAGCGATGGCTCTGACCTGGATCAGGTGGATACCACTGATCCCGCTGGCGATGGTAATAGCCGCACCGACGTAGGCAGCCTCACCCAGCAAGGCGTACCGGCTGAAGCCCCGCGTGATTCGGCCAAGGCCGAGAAACTGGAGAACCATGTTGAGGCCGTACTGGCCCTGGCCACCCAGGTCGCGGCCTGTGTCGTTGAGGGATCGGTGGTTACACCCGAGCTGGTAGAGAAGATGGATACCCTGCGAGCAATAGACGGTGGTAACGCTGCCTTCCGCCATGCGTTCACGGCCCAGATCCTGTCGGCCGGCGCCGGTACGGCAGCGGCAGGTTTGGTTGAGCGTGCGGGGTGCTGCGGTGGTTGAGCCGCAAGCCTACATTGAGCTGGAAGAGGCCCAGGTCAATACAGGCATCAAGGCCCTCGATAAGGTTTCAGCCTCTTGGGTTGCAGGGTTCGGCCTGGCCCTTGAGGCTGGTGATCTGGATAAGGCGGCTGATCTGGCGTCCAACCTGGACCTGTCGGGTGCCAGTGCCCGGATAAAAAAAACCAGTCTGGTTCTGGCCGACAGCCTGGTTAACTTCGGAGCCGCCCAGTCCTTGAACGGCGATGAGTCCAGCACTACGGTAGAACCCCTTCTTGATCCTCTGGTACTAAACACCCAAACCTTCATTCTTAATGCTCTGCAGACCGCGCAGACCAAGGCAGTGCAGGTGGCCCAGGGGATGGTGGGTGACGCGATGATGGCCAAGAAAGGTGAGGCTTTCAAAGCCGAAGTAGATGCCATCAAACCGCTGAAGGCTGCAGCCAACTCGCTGGCCATCAACCTTCAGCAGATGTCATCCCGGCTGGCCAGCTACGGCTACCTCCTGCAGGCCAAGCAGAATGGGGACGTGCTCTATATGCTGTCGGCTATTCTTGACGATCGGACCTCAGAATTTTGCCGGGCAATTCATGGCAAGATCATACCTGTCAAGGTTGGGATAGAGCGGGCGATATCCGTTATGGGGGCGTCTTCCCCTGAGGAGGCTGCGGCTTTGGCTCCCTGGCCAGTGCAGGACCAGGATACAATTACCCGCCTGAAGAAGGCGGGTTATGACGAACTTCTCAGTATGGGTTTCCTGTTACCGCCATTCCATCCGTGGTGTCGGACCATACTGCAGTTCGTGGATGTGGCCAATATCAGCACCATTATTACCTCCACTGAAACCGTAGGCACCGCGCCTTTGGCTTCAAGCGCCACACTGGCTTCGAATGCTCTCAGTGCCGTGGCCAACCCTGCCACCACGGCCTTTGACCTGTCGCTGCTGGGGGTCGGGGCTGCTATTTTGGCGGCCATTGCAGGGGATGACGGTGACTCCATTATTCTGCCAGGCTATGACACTGACACAGTGAAAGCCGCGCTGGAGGATATAGAAACAGGAGACGGTACCCTGCAGATTATGGAACGGTACGGTATGTCCTGGTTTGAAGTCACGAAGCTCCGCAATTTGTAACCTTTGACCGCTGTGGGCCTCGTGCCCACTTTTTCTGTTGCCTTCCATAGAAAAAATCTGTGACAATAGCCACATCTTTTTGCGCCCCGGGTTTCAATCATGCTGACAGCCATTGCACAGGTAAAAAAAAGCGATGCCTATGAGCAGATCGTCATGGCTGAGGTTTACATACCCTACAGTCTTGATGCCGATCAGGAGTTTATGACGCCGGCCGAGATCAAGAAGCTGGCCTACGCCTTTCTGGGGAAGCAGCTCACACGCCACGTTGACACCAACCACGACAACGAAGCCAATGGTGCGGTTGTCGTGGAGTCCTTCATAGCCAGAGAAGGTGACCCGATCTTCATCAAAGATTCTTGGGTTGTCGCCATGTGGTTGCCCATGGATCTATTCCAGCGGGTACTGGATGGGGAGCTTAACGGCTTCTCCATACAGATGAACGTGCTGCGGGAAGACAAGATGCTTGAGTTCGACCTGCCCGAGGTCTTTTATGGCGAGACCACCGAAGTGCAGGGGCACAAGCATGTTTACAAGATTTATCTGAATAGTGACGGTAATTTTGGGGGTGGTGTGACCGCTCTTGGCGGAGCCGAGGATGACCAGCATTTTCACTACATAATGCAGGGGACCTTCACCGGCGATGCAGGCAGTGAGCCACACCACCACAACTTCGAGTTCATCAGTGTTTACGTTGATGGTAATCCAGTGGTGCTGTCATGAAAAAAGTAGTGCCTGCCACAGAAATGACGAATGCCGACCCAACGTGGTTGTCTCTCGTTGATCGCGGGGCGAATCGTCGCCCCATCCAAGTAGTCAAACAGGAGGGCTCAACCATGCCCGGTTCCAATGCACAACAGCGTCTTGACCTGTCAGCTATGATCAATAGCTACCGGGCTCAGGCGACTAAGGCAGACGCGGTGGTTAAGCCTTCGCTGCAAGCCATCATAGTTCCGGCCGGCCAGGGCGAAGCTCTCAAGTCCGAGATCGAAGCCAACGCCGAGACTGGGCTCCCTGCCGTCGTAGCCATGCACAGCGATGCTGAAAGCGGTCTTGATTTCCTGCTCTTCTCCGACAGCATTGACCCCGAAGCCACCACCTACACCGTGGGTGATACTGGCCTGGTTGTTGCCAACGTGAAGAAGTACGTAAGCACCTGGTCCGATAGCGAATCCTTCGCAGAGAACATTGCCAAGTCTGGCCTGTACTCTGACATCTGGAATGCACTGAACACTGCCGACGCCACCATTTACAATGCGCTGGATAACTCCTCCACCCCTGAGGAGGCCCTTGCCAGCGTAAATACCATCGTGAGCGAGCTGGGTACTTATCTGCAGGGTGTGATCCGGGCGCTGCCGACTACAGCCTTCAAAGCTGAGAAGGTGCTGAGTGCCTATGTTGCCAAGCGCGATGCGGCCCCTGTAGTGGTTGAAGTGGTCAAAACGGATGAGATCACACCTGCGGTTGTTGACCCAGTGGTAGCGGTTGACCCTATTGCGGTGGACCCGGCCGTAGTGGTTGACACCCAAACTGCTGAGACTACACCGGAAGCCGCACCCGCGCCGCTGACTCTGGACGCCATTGTCGCAGCACTGGGTCCCGTCCTGGACGAGAAAATTACTGCACTGAAAGGCGATCTTGGTGCTAAAGTGGAAACCGTTGTAGAAACTGTGACGGCCGTCTCATCTTTGGCAGAGAAAGCAGATCTGGCAGTTAAGCAGCTGGGGTCAACCCTGGTTGGGACCACCGCCGACAACCCGGACACTACTGTCCAGGCTCCGGCTGTTAAAACCGAATCCGCCCCGGCCGTCCGCGACAGCTGGGAACGGGCATAAACGACGCGATGACCGCGTAACAACTCCACGAGGACACAACAATGTCTACTCAAGTACGTGAAATGCTGGCGAAGAAAGCGGATCTGGTCATCGCTGACTTCCAAACCAACGGCGGCCTGCTCAGCCCCGATCAGGGCGACATGTTCCTGCGCGAAATCCTGAAGCAGCCTACCATGCTCAACCGTGTGCGTGTTGTGCAGATGCGTTCCTCCGAGGTCGAGATCAACAAGATCGGCTTCGGCAAGCGCATCATGCGTGCCGCAACCGAGAACGTGGGTCTGGCCGAGGGTGAGCGCTCCAAAGTTGTCACTTCCAAGCTGACTCTCGTCAGCAAAGAAGCGATCGCTGAAGTTCGCCTGCCCTATCAGGTTATCGAAGATGCGCTGGAGCAAGCCTCAGTCAACTTCGGCGACCCGACCACCATGCCTACTGGCCAGTTCGTGAACACCATTATCGAGCTGATCGCGGCCCGAGCCACTTTGGACATCGAAGATGCCATGCTGAATGGTGATACTGCTCGCAGCATTCAGCCGGGTGAAACTGCAGGCGAACACGCCTTTATGTCTCAGCACGATGGTTGGTTGAAACTGGCCCTGTCCAGCAATACCGTTGACTTCGCGGATGCGAAGATCTCCCGGCCGCTGCTGAAAAAAGCCCTGCAGACCCTCCCGGGTGAATACCTGCGTGACCGTTCCAACATGGCGTTCTTCGTCTCCAACTCGCAAGAGATTGAGTACCAGGACACCCTGGCCGGTCGCGAAACACCGATGGGCGATCTGCGCCACAACGACACATCTACTGCCCGTGCGGCGGGTGTGCCTGTTGTGCCTGTCCCGATGATGCCCGACGAGTCAGGCATTCTGTGCAACCCGCAGAACCTGATCTTCGGTATTCGCCGTGACGTGTCCATGGAGTTCCAGCGCGACATCAGCGCCCGCTCCTGGAAGGTCGTGGTGACCGTCCGCATCTGCCCTCGCGTAGAGTGGCTGGATGCCGTGGTTGGCCTCGAGAACATCGGCGCCGTCCTGTGATAGGTTGGGGGTTTCGGCCCCCAATCTTCTTACCTGATCGTTATTGAAGGATTTTCATCATGGCAAAAGCACCCGCAGCAAAAAACGCCGTTCGCCTCTGGCTGGTTGGTAAAAACTCCTACAAACTTCTGGGTACCACTATCCCCCAGGTTAAGCGTGGTGGGAGTGCGTCCTTCCCGGCTGAAAAAGCCGCCCAGCTTCTGAAGCAGTACGGCACAATCATGCGTAATGGCACTGTGGTCAGCGTACCCGCTTTCGTTGACAGTGCTCAGCTGGCCTCGGGCTTCCTGGGCTACGATGTGGACAAGGCTACCGTGACTACCACCCTGGGTGGAGAGCCCGCAACTGATCTGGGCTCGGAGCCGGATCATGTGGAGATCACCACCCCGCAGAACGCGCAACAACAGGGCGGCATGAACATAGGCTAAGGCCACGCTCTGGAAAGAGGTTTACCCAATGCGACTCCTGACTGTAGAAAGCGTCCTTACGCAACTGAACGTTCAATCCACATCCAAAGTTGATGAGATTGTTCGAGGCAGCATCCTGATGGCGTCCGCTCATCTGGAGTCGTATTTAAAAACATCTTTCGTCCAAGGAGAAACCACAGACGTCTACTATGTCAGTGGTAAGGACAAGACCCGCGATAAACGCATCCAATCTTTCATTCTCAGCAAGGCCTTTGTAGCCAGCAGCCCAGCCTTGACCTTCGAGATCGAAGGCAAGGTCTTGGGTGACACTGAATATCTCCTGCACACCGGCACCGGTAAGCTGGTCACGCTGAAGGGCCCGCACCGCGGATCCATCACAGCCACCTACACCTATGGCTTCCCGTTCGTGGTAGACGCGTCCCTGAAGGGGGCAGGCGACCTGATCCCTGCAGATCCAGCCGATTTGCCGCAGGCTCTACTGCAGGCTGCGATGATCCTGTCCAGCATGTACTACCGATTGTCGGCAGAGTGCAAAGACGAACAAGACTGTTACCTGAAGAGCTTCGGTCGTGCAGCCATGCTACTGGACGCCTATGACCGCAGACTCTGCCATGGGTTCTTACCACTATGATCAAGGTAACCGTCACCGGTGATAATCAGCTGCAGGCACACCTGGCATTGCTCCAGGCCACGCTTGAGGATGGCAGCATCCTGGACATGGCCCTTGAAGTTTCTCTGCGCAACACCCGGGCCCGCTTCCTCGGTCGAGTAACGCCTGATGGTGATCCTTGGCCAGAGTCTCGAGCGGGTGCCAAGAGGGCGGCGGCCAAGGGCGCACCTTTCGGCACCCTCTACGATACGGGAAACCTCTTCAGTTCGCTGTCCTCGGAAAAGATCGACAATTTCAATGGCGCCGTTTTCCAAGACGATGCCATAGCCCCTTACGGTATTGACCTTTATGATGTCTGGGATTTCCTCGGGGCATCTGATGAGGACACCGCCGAGTTCACCGGCAACGCGCTGGAAATGCTTTTGAAAGGATGGAAGTGATGGCAACCCTTATTGATATGGCGAACGACCTGCTGGACAAGGCCAAGACCGTAGTGACCGATGGCGTCACCTGTTACACCCATGATCAACTGGCCAAGATGAGCAAGCTGCTTACGGTACCGGCTGTAGCCGTCACCTACGTTCGGCGTAGCAAGAAGAGTTCAGGGGAAACCCGGGGCGTTGCGACGACGGTGACCTTTGGACTTTATGTTATGGGTGATAGCATCCCGTGTACCGGCACAGACGGCTCTACTGCGGTAGTGAGTATTCTGGATGCAATCGAGCGAGTGAAAGACGCTATAGAGGACACGGACAGCCCCTCTTTTCACAAATGGACTTTCAACTCTGAAGTGCCGGTGACCTACAAAATGGATGACGGCTCCTCGGTGATGGGTTATGTGCAGCTATGGGAAACCACCCAGCCATAGTATAAACTGTGACGGCTGTCGTACTTTTTATTCAACACAGAAACCCGATTGGAGGGTTAGATTATGGCTATTGGCACTGGTGCACCCGTTGTCACCTCAATTTACTACTCCGGTCAGGGTCGTTGCCTCATGGGCACTCGTGACACTGTAACCGGTAAACCCCTGGGCCTCGTCACCATCGGTAACGTGCCGGAGCTGACCATCGGTATCGAAGAGACCAAGGAAGAGCACAAAGAATCCTGGTCCGGTCAGCGTGCTATCGATGACACCCTGGTTACTGAAACCAAGGTAAACGTGACCATCACCTTTGAGTCGCTGTCCCCGGCGAATATTGCGCTGGGCCTGAAGGCCACTGTGACTACTGAAGCCGCAGGCGTTGCTGTTCCTCAGACCATCCAGCTCTACAAAGGCAAATGGACCATGCTGAACCACCTGAAGGTTTCCGCCTTTGCGTTTGCCACACCGGCAGACCCGGACCTCGGCGACCTTACCGTGGAAGATCTGGTTCTGGACGCGGATGGTGGCATGGTTCAGCTGGCGGAAGCTTATGCCGGTACCTATGTGGATGGCGACGAAATTGACGTTACCTACAGCCACGCCGCTCAACTCGACGTGCAGGGCATGACCAATAGTGCCAACGCCGAGCGCTATTTCGTATTCCGGGGGCTCAATACCAAGAATGCCAAGCAAGTACGCTTGGAGATCCCGCGCCTGGAGATTGCCCCGTTCACTGAGCTGGGCAAGATCAACGATACGCTGGCATCCGTATCCGTGACGGCCTCAGCGCTGGCTGACCCGCTGATCACCACTGTCGGCAAGTCCCAGTTCTTCGCCGAGAAGTACGAATCCTGATTGTGACGTCGATCACAGAGAGTGTATGATGACGGAGGCTTCGGCCTCCGTTTTTATATTCAACGAGGTGCACCATGCAAGAAGTAACAACCCCCCGCTATGAGCTGACCGATCTACAGTCACTGGCGGAAACAAGCACACCTGTGCCTGTTGGTAATGGCAAAGCACTCATGGTCTACGGCTTGCCTTTTGATCAGATGATGGCACTGTTCAGTGGCTACTTGACCTACCTGGATGAGATTCTTGACCCCGCCGGCAACTTCGTTAAGACATCCGACCTTGTAGCCCGCATGCTGACCGAGGCCCCGGAGCTTATTGCCCGCACCATCTGTTTGGCCTGCCGATACGAGACCTCCGAGCAAAACATGAAATGGGCTGCCAACTGTGCAGCCGGTGTGCAAACCGCCATTGTGGTGGAAGCCCTGCAGCTTACCTTCCCTGACGGCGAACTGCTGGGAAAGTTCTGGGCCCAAGTAGAGAAGCTTGTGGGGACGTTCTCCAACCAGTTGGCTTTAAAATTAACGGTGGCGGCGGCAATGGGCAGTCAAAAGGCGACACCTACCTCTTGATTGGACAGGCCCTGGAGGCGGTGGTATCGAAGCAGGGCCCTGGCGTCCTCTCACGCTACACCCTTGGTCAGATCCTGCACTGGTACTACTTGGGCGTGAAACGGGAACGAAAAGAAATGGCCTTACTGCTGAACGTGGTGGCAGTCGGGGCACAAGGATCCGCTAAAGGCATTGAGGCAACGCTAAAAGAGATCGGCGCCTCGTAGGAGAAAGATCATGGCTGCGTCTGCACAATCCAGGGTTAAGTTACTCATCGAGATCGCCGAGGTTGGCGCCGAGAAGATCGACGCTATCCGCAAGCAATTCTCGGACTTGAGTGCCGCAGCGGCCACTATCAATGGTTCGACTACCGGCATCAAGACTCAGGTTGCCTCCACTGAGCAGTTGGCTAGGGCCCGTGGTTCCGCAGCCAAGGCCACCAAGGATCTGGCCCAGGCAGAGAAAGGTCGGGACATGAACCGCCAGACTCAGGAGCTGAGCGCCTACTCCCAGATGAGCGCCCAGGATTTACGCATCCAGCAGCAGCGGTTGAAACAAGCTCTGCTTTACAAGCGTGAAGCTAAAAACCTGGCAGATCGACTGGCTGCGCAGACGGCCAAGACCCGGGAGCAAGCCCAGGCCTTAAAGGACGCCGACAAAGCTCAACGCGACGCCACCAAGGCGGCGGCACAGGCCGCCAAGGATCAAGAGCGCCTGCAAAAGGCCATTGAGATCGCCAACCAGAAAATTCTCCAGCAGTCGGTCGCCTTCGACCTGCTTAAACAATCATCAGCTGCCAAGCTGGCGGATGCCATTGCCAAGGCCGACGCCACTGCTCAGCGGCAGGCCGAGCAGGCTACAGCAAAGCGCGTTGTTGTGGAGGAGAAGCTGGCAGCTGCCTTAACCAAGCAGAAGCAGGCCTCTGAAGAGCTGAAGCAGAAAACTCAGCAGGCGGCCCAAGCAGAGAAAAATCATGCCCGCCAGATGCAGGCCGTTCTTAAAGAGGCCTTGAAGAAAAAAAAGGCACTGGCCCAGCTGGCTGAGGAGATGGAGCGCCTGCGTAGGAAGATGAAGGAGGCTGAGAAGCAGAACAACACATTCGTGGATGGTCTGGATTCAGCGGCCACCACCGCATCGTTGTTGCAGGGGCCCCTGGGTGGCGTGGCCAGTAGGATCACAGCACTGACCCAGATCCTTAAAGACACCAACCCTCTTATTGCCGCTACCGTTCTGACTTTTGGTGCGCTGGCCACGGGCTTCGGGGCATCAATCCTCAAGGCAGGCCAGACAGAGGCACAGCTCTTGAAGCTGAGTGCTATCATCAAGGCCACTGGTGGCGCCGCAGGCTTCACCACGGGTCAGGTCAATGACATGGCTAAGGCTCTGGCCTCCTCCAACCTGGGTGATGCGGCAGAGGCCCGTGACGCCATTGCCAAGCTGCTCACCTTCAAAGGCATTCAGGACGACAACTTCCAGCGGGCAGTTGTGGTGCTGGGTGATATGGCGGCCGTGTTCGGTTCATTGGATGAGGCCTCGGTGCAGCTGGGTAAAGCCCTTGAAGATCCGATACAAGGCTTGGGCTCCCTGCGGGAAATCGGTGTGTCTGTCACCGAGGAACAGCAGAACATGATCAAGGAACTGCAGCGCTCCGGTAACCTATGGCTGGCCCAAAAGGAGGTTATGGCCATTCTTGAGGGTCAAATCGGGGGAGCCGGTGCGGCAGCAGGGGGAGGGCTCATCGGCGCCATTGAACGACTGACCGAGCGTTTCTCTTCACTGATGACCAGGATAGGCGAGGGCCGGCCACTTCAGACTGCCACCTTCTTGTTCAATCAGCTGGCCAATGCCATCCAGAACCTGGAGAACATCATCACTGGCTCGAGCATAGATCGGAAGATGATCGATATTGCGGCGCAGGCCGATGTGGTGAGAGGCAAATTGAAGGACGTGGCCAGCGGTAAACTCGACACGTCTGCTAAGGCTGCCCTTGAGCAGCAGCTGTCTGGTCTCGACAAGCAAGCAGGCTTGCTCAGAGCAAACTCCGCCTTGCTGCAGCGCCGTCTTGAGATCGAGGAGGAGATCAAGGCCACGGAGAGCCAGATTGCCGCGGCAAGCCGTACCGGTGTAGAAAACCAAAGCCGGATGGTATCCCTGTTGCGCACGGGTCAGGCCTTCTTGAAGGGTGACAAATTAGGTGTGCTGACAGAAGGGTTTCAGTTTGTTCGGGGTGACGAGCAACAGAAACTCGCAGATCTAAAGGAGGAGCTTGCCAGCCTGTCCTCTGGGCTCCGGGATTACGATAACACTGTGCAGCAGGTACAAACAGCCGGCGGCGCAGCACAGGCCGCGGTACAGCGAGCCCAAGGCCTTCAGCAACAAGAAGCCCAGCTGAGGGCGCTTACCACCCTACAAAAGCGCTTCGACCGCGAGTATCTGCAGGTGAGACAGCGCACTCTCGATGCTGAAACCGATGCAGCGGTGAATGCACTTGAGGAGCAATACCGCCAGAAGAACATCAGCCTTGACGCCTTCCTCACGCAGCGCACTGCTCTGGAAGAAAAACAGGCGAGCCAACAACGTCAGCTGTTGGCCTCTGAGGTCACAGACCTTGAGAAGAATTACAAGGATCGATTGGACACCATTCGCAAGACCAATGAGCAGATCGCCAAGTCCGGGGGTCTACCCATTCAGGTCAACGCAGATGAAGAAGCTGTCCGCACACTCCAGCAACTGCGGGTAGCCAAGGAAGACCTTGCCCGATTCGAGCTTGATACGGCCGATAAGCTGACCAAGATTGATAAAACTCGGCGTGAGGAGCAGGATAAAATCGCCAAAGAGGCCGAGCAGAATTCCAGAGCGGCAGCGCAGGATGCTCGCCGTGCTCAACGGGATGCCGAGGCCCTGGCCAAGATACAAGCCGATGCCCAGGAGCTATTGCGCAAAGCCATACTGGAGCGCCGAGCACTTGAATTAGATGGCGCTGGCGCTATCGAGGCCCGTATGCAATTGGCGGCCGACCAGATCGCCGAATCTTTTTTAGAGGCTCGCCAGAAAATAGCAGATGCCTTGGGTGAGGAAGCTGCTCTTGAGGTGGACAACCTGATCGACACCAAAACGGTAACGGCCCAATTCGATGCATTGGAGCAGATTTACCAAGAGCGGGTATCGCGCCTTAGCGTTATTGTGACGAATCTCCAGGTGCAGAAGGATCGGGGCAAGATCAACTATCAAGATTTCGTAGCGGGGGCTGCTACCGCCTATGCCAACGCTGACGCCGAGCTCTTGAAGTTGATAGAGCGCATGCGTCAGCTGGCCGATGCCAGTGGCTCCAGCGAGCTGAGAAGCAAACTGCTGGAGCTCGAGACCCAATTTGCCACAACCCAGCTTGCGGCTCAGGAGTTCACGGTGGGTTTGGTCGATACCCTGCGCAATGCAAGCGCCGATATTGCCCAGACAGGCTTCCAGACCTTCTTCGATTCGCTGTTCAATGACATCACGGATCTACAAGGGGCATTCAGGAGCCTGGCCATTACTATCCTGTCCGAAATGAGCAAGGTGATCAGTAGCCGCATCGCCGCCGAGTTTGCCAGTATGATTGGCGGCGCCTTCAGCGGGGGCGGTGGCGGAGGTTCCAGCTGGTTTGGTACTGCGGTTTCAGCGGTAGGGGCAGCCTTTGGGGGCGGTGGCGGCTTTGCAACGGGTGGTTATGTCCGGGGCCCCGGTTCTACCAAGAGCGATTCCATCAGGGCCTGGTTGTCTGATAAGGAGTTCGTCACCAATGCCGATGCCACCCAGCACTATGGCGTTGATGTGATGCACGCGATCAACAGCAAGGCCATCGACCGCAGCGCTCTCCGTGCGATAATCGGCGGATCAAGCCGGAAGATAAGCACCAAGGTCCCGCGCTCTCCACGATTCTCAGAGGGCGGCGCAGTCAATGTGGCTTTGCAGGCGCAAGCCTCCCAAGGTGCTGGGGCCCCGGTTGTTGTGCCGGCTCCTAATGTCTACAACGTGATCGACTCAGTGGAACTGCTGGCCAAGGCTTTGGGGCGCCCTGAGGGTAGCCGGGCGCTGTTGGCTTACATGCGCCACAACGGGAAGGACATCATGAACGTTCTGCCGAAGAATAAGGGGTGACCATGAGCATCATCACGCTACCTGGGGCGCACGACTGGAGCATAACCTTCGTGGAGGATGCCGAGTATCTCACCAGCATTATCACCAGTATTGGTCAGAGAGAGCAGCGGTCTGGGAAACGACGGTACCCCCGCCTTGGTTACACCCTGCAAATGCTGATGACTGGGGACGACCTCTACACGATGAGAGCCTTTTTAGCCACTGACAGGGCCAGGCAGGCGCTGATCCCCATCTGGTCACAAGGTACCAAGATGGTAAGTCACGAGACCGCTGGGCCTCTGACTACGCTGCTGGTGTCGGATAGGCTTCACTACCGGTTGCGCATTGGCGATTATGTCATGGCCATTCACCCTGATGGCCGCCGTGCCCAGTTGCAAGTGGCAGCGATCAGCTCCCCATACCACATCCGGTTCACGGCCAACCCCTCGTTCGGCTACGCGCAGGGCTTGAAGCTGGTGCCGCTTGTGCTCTGCTACCTGGGCCCCATGGTTGAGGCCGTCAACATAACTGCGGGCGTTTCACGTTTCACCGTGCAGGGCTTGCAGGTCATTAACCCGGTGGCCGAAGACTGGACTACCGCCATTATGCCAGCGGCAGCCATGACCCACACTGACGGACTTGAGGTGCTTATCAAGACGCCGCAGTGGGCAGAGGCTATTGCCAGTGGCAATGGCATGGTTGGCGAGCGCTTCGACTATGGGGTTGGTGTCTATGGCGTAAGAGCCGTTAGCACCACACCTTATGCTCAGGGGACCCTGCCATTTCTGGCCAAAAACAGGGAAGACTTAATTGAGTGGTCGGCTTTCTTTGATCGACGCCGGGGCCGCCAGAAGCCCTACATCCAGCCGTCGTGGATCCAGAGCTTCGAAATCTTGGACACCCCCCCAGCGGCTGCTTACGATTTTCTCATCAGGGGGGAGGCTTGGCGCGAACTGATTGACCGCAAGCATACCCCCTACATAGTGGTGCGCCATCTTGACGGCCATATAACAGTGCACACGATCTCCGCTGTCGGCTCCGATGGCGGGGATAACACGACAATAACTACGGCACCAAACCCTTGGGTAGAATCGTACAGCCCACGGGCCACCTCCATGGTATGCTTCGGCTACCGAGCGCGTCTGGATGCGGATCTCATGAGTATTCAGCACACCACCGACGGGGTAGCGCCAATAGAAATACCCTTTGTCAGCGTGGAGGTTTGATATGGCTTTCGACACTTACGAGAAGTCAGACTACGACAGCAATAGAGTGGAGCTCTATGATATTGGTGACGGCACCCCAGACGGCACTGTGCGTCTCACCAACCATGACGAGTTACTGATCGTACTGATACCGGGCGACCCGGTGGCCCGCACATACTACCCCGTGCCGATAAATAGAAGTGGTTTCGTCATTGACAGCGACGTCTCCACGTCGACCAGCATTGAGCTGAACATCGGCCTTGGCACTCTCTGGGAGCAGCAGCTTCTAAACCTACCCACTTTCACCAAGGTGATTGTGCGGGCCTTCAATCCGGATGATCCTGACTTGGCCAGCATCATCGTGTGGAAGGGCGTATTTCGGTCTGTGCAGGCCAGGGAAGCTGAATTGGTCCTCCATGCGGACAAACAGCTTAAACGGACCGAAGTCAATGGCTGTCACCGGCGTATCAATAGGGGTCGGTGCTCCAACGTGCTCTATGGGGCACTGTGCCGCTTGGATGAGGATAACTTGAACTTCAACCTGATCAGCCATGTGGTTGCCCTGCCCAGCTTGAGCCAGGTGGAGGTTTACTCCGTGGCGCCCTTAACGGACACTGCTTTTCTTGGTGGAGTGTTTCTCTATAATTACGAGGTCTCTGGTATTGTCACTACGGGTTTCAGATCCATAACCTTCCAGGATGGCAACTTGATCACGCTCAACCGACCTGTACCGGCAAACATGCCGGTGGGTGTTGCAACCACACTGCGCCTGATCATGGGTTGCGATTTGAAGTTCGATACCTGCAGGGATAAATTCAACAACGAAGAAAATTACATCGCCTTCGATTACATCCCGACGAAAGCCGGGCCTTTCGAGGGTGGTGGCTTAATGTAATATTGGAGGACTACCATGTTTTGGTGGATTGTAGCCCAGGTCGTTATATCCGTTATTGCCAGCGTGCTGAGTAGCAAGAAGCAATCGTCCAGCCCAGCGGCCGCCAGTAACATTGAAGTTCCTACGGTGCAGGAGGGCACCAGCATCCCCATACTCTTTGGCACCAGAGATCTACAGAACATTTCGGTGGTATGCTATGGCAAGATCAGGGCCGAAAGAGTGTACTCTGACGAGGGTGGCAAGAAATAAGGTGGTGCAGTGATGGAAGACCAATCGGAGCCGGTTGTCACCTTCGACGATATTAGGGGTGCCAGGTACTGCATCCCCAGCGTCAGGGCTTTTTGTGCTGAGTTCAATATTGACATCAGACGTTTTCGCGAAGGGGTGCCCGTCAGTGTTCTGATCGCCACGGGCCACCACTTTGCGGTCAAACTGGCCAAAGCTGTGGAGGCTCGCGATGGGTGGCGGCGGTAAGAAAGGCGGTAAGCAGGTCATCGGCTACAACTATTATGCCGATGTGCACATGGTGCTGACGCACTCACTGCCCGATGATATGAACAGGATCTACATGGGTGAAAAGCTCGCTTGGCAGGGCTCTATCGTCCGCCCAGGGCCCGATGGTTTTGAGTCATACCGGTACCTGAACAACGTCGGTTTTAGTTTCAACGGTACTGGGGGTTTGGGTGATGTGGATGTTGGCACCTCGACCAGTAGTGAAACTATCGCCTACTCAGACAGATCTGGTCAGGGTGTAAACACCAGTGTATCGGTTAAAAACGATGGTACCCTCACCCCTAACTGGCAGAATGCCAACAGCGCCACATGCTTGGTATCCTTCGGACCCTTCGGCCAGTATGCAACAACACCGCAAACTATGGTGCCTGGTAGTTTTTACCGCGGCTCCGTAGCCCTGCGGCCCCAAACCAGGAATTCAGATAACGACCTGCTTGAGTTAATAGCCATACCGGGTCTCCGCTATTACTCGCCATTAGATATATTTCTTACCGATTTGGAACGAACAAGCGAAACTGTGCTGCAGTTCTGGTGCATTGTACCTGGACATTCCCCTAGCCGCATTATGGTGACGGCCACGTTGTCTACCACCATTTGGCACCTGGTTGGCGGCACAGAAGGGGAGCTCAGCCCTTATGCGGTAGAGCTACCACTAGCCAAAAGCGTGCGCCTGTCGTTCAACGTCTACAACGAATACACCGCGACTACACTGGTTTCAGTTGATGAGGACCTTGGTCTGGTTGACTACTTCTCATCAGTCACAGCCACCTTTAACGCTGTGAAATCAAATGCTGGGGTATGGACAGTGCAAGTCATCCTAAGCGGACAGACTTACAGCTTCACGATGCCATTTGCGGCAGACCTTTACTCCACTAACACTGTAGATAGCCGTTGCTCATTTGCCACCAAAGGTTTCTATGTGGGCGGGGACCCGGAGGACCTAGGCCGCACTGTGACAAAGACTCTCGACACCTATTTCGCGGCCTACCATACAGCTACTATCGATGTGACCAACGATCGCCCCTACGGCGACGGACTTACGATCCCAAGCATCGACGTGAATAAACGGGATCTGTTTGGCGGAAAAAAACGTGAGGGGGGTGTGTGGGGTAAAGTATGGGCGATGTTTGGCTGGAACGATCAGCCAATCAATTATCACATGTACCCCATAACTACCGTGTCCATACCGGCATACCGTGGTGTGTTCTCATTGTTCTTTCAGGATTTTTGTTGGGGGATGAGCCACTACCTTAAACCCGTGAAGGTGACAGCTACCCGCATCAAGCGCACGGCGGAAGACATCCCTAACTGGTACCCAGAAAAGGCCACATGGCCTGAAGGCCACCCCTGTTTTGGTGACATGAACCCGGCCCACATCATATATGAGTGCTTGACCGATCCTGTTTGGGGCGCCAAGGCTGGTGGCAACGACCTCACTGAGCCAGATGAAGACACCTTTATTGCCGCGGCTGACACCCTTTATAACGAGGGGTTTGGTCTGTCTATTATTTGGCAGCAGGAGTCCTCCATTGAGGAGTTTATCCAGGAGATTATTCGCCATATTGACGCGGCACTCTACGATGATCCCTTCACCGGAAAAACAAAGCTTAAGCTGATTCGTGGCGGTTACATTTTGAATGACCTGCCCATTCTGGACCGAAGCAATAGCCGGATTATAAATATAAGCTACGGCAACCCACTTAATTCCATCAATGAGGTTACCGTCGTCTACAATAAAAGATCGGGTGACCCTCGTGTGACGGACATACCTGATCGTGAAACCTCGGTGTCCGTTCGCGATATATCCGCCATTCGCGATTGCGATACGCGCAATAACCAGACGAACGAATACCCCGGCATAACCACGGATGCCAATGCCAACCGCGTAGCCCAGAGGGATTTGGCACAAGTGCTGACGCCGCCGAACATGTTCACGGTTGAATTGAACCGGAAGAATTACAACCTGATGCCAGGGGATGTGTTCCGATTGCAGGACCCAGACCGCGGCATTATTGACGTAGTTTGCCGTGTAGGTCGCCGCACTGATACGGCCTACACCGACGGTAAAATCACCATTGACTGCGTTGAGGATGTGTTCGCCAGACTATACGGTGTCTATGACGCCCCAGCTGATAGCGGTTGGGTAGACGAAGCCAACGTCCTCAATAACCTGGACCATGCCACGATCATGGAGCTCCCCTACGGCGTGGCTCTGGCCGCGGTAGGCGGGGCCTATAACCTGAGTTTAATTGATCCCTCAGCTCGTTTCGCCGGCTACTTTGCCGCGGAGCCAGACGAGGGCGTGTATCTGGACTATCGCCTCACCACAGCTTTGTTGGTAAACGAGCGTGATCCCGCTGTAAGTGATACAACCGCTCAGTTCACGCTGAGTTACGAGGTATTGGTGGCGCTCGATTTTGATGAAACCATATTGGTTTTGGGTAACGGGCCAAAGGGCGATGTAAGCCTGATCGAGGCGGGTGATTTGTTGGTGATCGGGGGTTTCCCAAAAGGGACCCTGGTTGATAAAGATCTGGCGCCTGAGATCGTTTCGATAGCCAGCGTGCTCGGGGGAGGCACATTCGAGATACTGCGAGGCTGTTATGACACCATACCGTCGAGTCATGTACCCGCAGGTAGTAGGGTTTTTGATATGGCTTTGGCTGGCGTAAGGTCAGATGCCTTTGATGGGGATACCATGAATATGACGGGGCTACCCGCTACGATGTCTGGGGTCTACTTCAATGAATTCAACTCAGAATATTATCGGCTGGCTGTGGAAATTGATGACCGGTTGAATAGGCCCTACCCACCTGCCCGGGTCCTGGCCAATAGCACCTACACCACAACCAAGTACCAAAGCTCTATGGCTGACGTCACCTTTGACTGGCGCCACCGCGACAGGATCACCCAGCAAGATTATGGCATCAGTTACTTTGACAATAGCAACATAGGCCCCGAGGTTGGGGTTACCTACACCCTCGAGTGGAAGGGCGGTCATGAGGCCACCTACCACGTCATCAGTGGGATAACGGGGAACAGCACGGTGTTCACCACAGCGATTGAACTGACAGGATCAGCTTATTTCACGGACCCTGGCCACGCTTTTTTCACGGCCAGTGACGGCCGATTTGATGCTCAACCCAGCATTTATCCTGTGGTAGACTTCAGACTGAAATCAGTCCGTGACGGCCTTGATTCGTATAAGTTCTTGAGCTTCAGGATCCAACGATCAGGTTATGGGTTTAATTACGGCGACTACTATGGCGCACCGCGCCCGAGTTGAGGTGAATAATGGCTGCATCACAAGAACCGCATCTTAACCTGTTTTATGGGTGGGCGGTGACCGACAACTACAAAACCCAGATGGATCAGAACTGGCAGATGATCGGGGCCGCAATCCAGCTGGCCGCACTGGACAACACCCTGACGGCCCCGCCGGGTTCCCCCACGGCAGGTGATCGGTACCTTGTACCGTCCGCCGGAGCCACAGGCGACTGGGCTGGCAAGGAGAACCAGATCGCATCGTGGGATGGCGCAGCCTGGTTGTTCCTCGTACCAAGGACTGGTTGGCGCATAGATGTAGCGGGCCCCACGGTACAGTTCCTGCGGTTTACGGGTAGCGCTTGGGTCAATGTCGGGGGCGAATTGAACACTGCTTCTAACATTGGGTCTGGCGATGGGCTGTTCGAGTCAAAAGTAGGAGAAGACCTTAGATTCAAGACGCTTACAGAGGGCACAGCAGATATAACCTATGTTGTATCAGCCACAGAAATAGCCCTGCATGTGCGTGGTATAGCGGCAATGTCTGCAGGTGCTGAGCCTGGGTCTTTTGCTGTACTGGGTGATATTGTCGGAGGCATGCGCATTATAAAGTCTCTGCTGGCTGGGGCAAATGTTACGATCACCCCTGTGGGTGATTCACTAGAAATTGCGTCTTCTGGCGGTGGCGGCGTTGCTAACATAGGTGAGGTGGTTGATGCTATCCTCACAGACGGTACCAATATACTGCTCGGGGCCGACGGTTCCGTACTTTATGAGATCACGGAGTAATTGACATGGGCATGCACATCATCAAATCCACCTCTGCTCCTTCGGATGCACCCGACGCCGAGGGTATTCATTGGATAAAAACAACGGATCCCAAGGGCGAATGGGTGTCCGTTGGTACGGCTAGCGTGGGTGACTGGCTGGAACGTGGGGCAGGCGGCGGGGGTGGATTCACTGGCACTAACATACCGCCAAAGCCCTTGTTTATGACTGGTCAAAAATATCGAGGCCTTGGCCTGGCAGCCAACCCTGGTACCGCAACGGCCGCGGCCAACAAGATGATGCTGTCCCCCTTTGTGGCTGCGCAAGACATCACCATTGACAATATTGGTTTCCAGCGCAACTCAGGCACAACCTCAGCCAATATCGTAGTCATGATTTACGATAGCGATCCCACGACCAACGGGCCCAAAAACCTCTTAGGTAAAACCATCCTGGCCTCAAGTGCCCCTGGTGTAACGCAGGGGGCTATCGATACAGGCAACCTTGCACTGACCGCCGGCGAGCAGTATTGGATCGGCACCCTTTTTGATCTGGCCATTTCAGTGTGCGCTTACTCATCGAACATGCAGATGGCCATTGGGTCACCCGATGGCAACTTCCTGGTGGGCGCCGTAACACACTATGCTGTGGCCCTGACGTACACGACTACGCCACCGACACCGCTGACCCCCGTTGCTGCAGATTTCAAGGAGTATGATTCATCACTACCCTATGTGTTCTACCGAATGGTTTAACGCTCAGAGTTAATTTTATTTTTTATGGCAACAGCCTTGGCGCGACAGGGCAGGTAGGTTTAAAATGAAGCCGCATTTGCATGTAATCACCAACCCCAGTAAGGATTCGGGGGTAAGACTGTTTCCGAATCCTAAGGGGGCACGGGGTATGGCAGCAAACTCTAACGGTGGGGCTCCGCCGGCCCAAGACACCGTGGGTAAGTGGTTGACGGGAATACTGGCTACGATCGTAGCGGGCGGCGTGCTGTCCATGGGTGTGTGGGTCGTGTCCAACACGTCCGAAGGTAAAACACAGCAGGCCACCAATACGGTCCTGCTGCAGAGCATGGACAAAACAATAAACCTGATGCGTCTGGACCAAAAAGAAACACTCAGTCTGGTACAGGGCGCGGCTACACGGAGTGAGCTCAGCAAGTTGGATGGCGACCTCCGAAAAGAGATCGACCAGATGCGCGAGAAGCTGAATGGGCTGGAGGCAAGACTCGGACAGCTTGAGGGGCGAAAGCACCGTTGATGCTCAAACAGGTGAAATAAAAGGGTGATGCTTATCGCCCTTTTTTATTTTGTGGGATCTATATCACAGCCATGAAATGACCATGTTGCCCTTATTATGACCGGGTGTATGCTACACACCATGACCATCAAGGAGCTCCACCCATGATTACTCTGCCCGATGCCCTGGTTGCCCGCATCCCCGTCATCCGGATCCAGGATAATGATCCAATGAACATGAACACCTTGCTGCAGAACTTGAAGGGCCCCTGCAAATTTGCCAACATCCATGACCTTGAGGCCACAGGCTTCGATGATAATTTCATGCGTGGGTTGCAGGGCTCCAGCCTGATTGTTGTTCGTGGCGAAGTCAGCGTGACTGGTGCTATTTACAACAAGATGCGGCTGGCCAGTAGCTGCCTGGTACTGCTGGGTGAAGGTGACAGATCCCCGCTGATTTTCGAGTGTGGGTCCTACTACCCCACGCCGACTGACATTGCGCAGGCTATACACATAGGGGTCGGTGTGCCCGTACCCATAGCCAACTTCGCAGCCAACTCCCTGCGCGGTTTGACCTGTTTGCAGGCTGAACAGATCTGCCGCCTCAGTTTGGCCAAGGCCGGTGCGCAGCCATTGACTCATGAACTGCTGACAGCTGTCCGCGCAGAGGTGCTCGGATCCATTGACGGTGTTGAGGTGATGATCCGTAAAGCCGGCTTTTACAGGCCTGACCCTGGTTTGACTGATTGGTTGAACTGGGCCTCTCGCGCACAAGCCAACGCCCGATATTACAACCTGCGACCCAGGGGCCTGCTCCTGCATGGAAAACCTGGAACCGGCAAGACCGAGGCAGCCAACTACGTAGCCAACTGCCTTAACATGCCGCTGGTGCGCCTCAATCTGCCGGCCATGTTGAACAAATGGTTGGGGGAGGCCGAGCGATCTCTGACCAATGCCTTGGCCTCAGTGGAAACGCTGGCGCCCTGCGTGATGCTTCTGGATGAGGCTGACAAGGTGATCACCACTGCGTCGGGGTCAGGGGAGGAGACTTCTCGCCGGATGCTCAGCAAGCTGCTTTGGTGGCTGTCAAACCACCAGGCCCCCGTGCTGACGGTGATGACGGCCAACGACCTGCAGCATTTCCCAGTGGAGCTTCACCGCGACGGGCGCCTTGATGCCACCGTTGAAGTGAAGGAGCTGCAGACCCCGGTAGAATTGGACGCTTTTGTGGATGGCGTAAAGAGCTGCTATCAGGGTACCATGGGTCTACCCCCTATCGATTTCGGCAAGGCACCGTACAACCAAGCACGGGTGACCAGGTTGATCGAAAGGGCCATCATTCTCCAGAATTGAAGGGCTCTCCCATGAACTACATGACGCTGGTTCCCTCTGATGGCACCTTGAATATGAAGATGCGCCTCAAGGCTGGGCATGATCTTCCCCTTGCTACGATTCAGGACAGCGGGAGCGGCACCAGTGTGCCAGTTTTCCAGCTGGGCAGCGTCCAAGTTGGGATGGTCTATGCCTATGGACCAGACCTGTTGCCTGGGGAAGAAGCCGAGGGCTTGAATAAGCTTGTAGAATCGGGGGAAATAGCCTTCCTGACATTCATGCCCGAGTCTGATTTTCTGTCCAGCGCCTACCTACACTTTGACGATATAGAACAGAGCATCGCCGAAGTCTGCTTCGATATGTTCAAGGCCAAGATCAGGGCCACCGTCATAGTCAGCCCCACAGGTGAGCGCTACTACGCGACAGCCTGCGCCTTTCGCATGCCAGACTGGGCCGAGTTGCGCAGGTCGCCCAAGTCCATGACCGAGGAGCTCAAGCTCTGGACCTGGAAGTCAGTGGCCTATTACTACGGTTACATGGAGCCGCAGATCACCGGCACCCAGACTATGCGTGCACTGGAGACTGCGCATCAGTGCTTCATTGGTTGGGCAGTGATCTACCACCTGAAGCACGGCCCGTTGACTACCATGATCCCGGCAGGTGTGAGTTTCGGGGATCTATTGCAGGGCTACACCACCAGCGCGAAGAAATAAAAAAAGCCCGCAACTGTAAGGAAGCGGGCTGAAGTGCCTGACTGAACAAGAGACAGTGCAACAAGACCAAACGAAAATAACACAGCCGACAAGACAAAGGCAACAAGACAATGAGCAAGACACCGACTCAGCAGAGTAAGCTGGTCATGCCCTTCGGTTTAATGTATGGGCGTGACATTACCGACGCCCAAAAAGTCACAGCCATGTGGCTCATTTCTTATGCTACACGCAGCGCTCTCAACCTCTGCTGGGCATCCAACGAAACACTGGGCGCCGTCGCAGGTAAAAGTCCTCGCCAAATCCGCCGCGATATCCGCAATCTGATCACGCAAGGGTACTTCACAGAGGTATCAGCCCCCATTGAACGGCAAAATGACTTGAAGATGTTTCCCTCGGCACGGTACATCCGGCCAAATAAGAAAGTATTCGAGGTGCCCCAAATGCTGAGTGACACTATGCAAAAGACAGAAGAGCTGTCCCTGAAATGTCCAGGGGGGGAGGACATGGATGTCCATCTATATAAAAACAAGAATAACAGTAGTAAACACCTAAACACTAAAACACTAGCGTTGCCTTCGGCCGCCGGTTTTGTCAGCTATGGGCGGAAGGTGATCGGTTTTGAGATCGGGGTCACAACTGGTTTCGTGTGGGCTGATAATATCTGGTTTGAGATTGGCCGGCCGATGCCCCCCCACACGAAAGAGAATGAGATCCGGCCCGAGCCGACCGAGGCCGCGCCGCCGGCACCCGCCGCGCTCTGCGCCGCCCGGCCGACAGTAGATCTTCATCAAGTACGAATGCTGGGCCTGAGCCCACGGGTAGAAGGTATGGTGATGCGCTTCCTCGCCGCCGGGGTTGCGCCAAGAGCCATAATCGTAAAAGGTAGTGTCGTCACCGTAGTGGAGGACCCCATGACAGATAAACGCAAGATCCCGACCAACTGCTCTTTGGACGAGTTGCTCCAGCGCTCCGCCGCCGGCCAGTTGCACCGTCAGGCTCCTGCCAAAGAGACGGGCTCGGTAACCACCATGCGGATGTCCGAGGCCCTCCGGGCAGCGGCCGCACCCGTCAAGTTCATTGCCAGCCACACGATGCGGGAGCTCGGCCAGCTCAAGACGTTCGCCAAGGTGGTGCGCCAAGCAGGGGATGACCCTCTGGATGTACTCAAAGTGGTGGCCAACGACTGGGCCGGCTTTCGCAACTACATTGCCACCCAGGGCAAGCGCCCACCAAAGGAGGTGGTGGCTGATCCTGGTGTGGTGTGTTATCTGGCCGCCGAGTGTGTAAACTATGCCAGAGCAGCGCGGGGTGCCCCTGCATATCAACAGCAAGGCCCCTCAACCGCCGCAGGTGCGATTGGGCAACCTGCATCCGCGCCAACGGGTGTGGTTAGTGACCAGGACTTTCTGGCGCAGGTACAGGCAGCCCTCAACAAGACCAGCCAGAGTTGAGACATCTGTCACAGCAACGGCATCAGCAAGGTGGTAGCATCCGGAGAGAGCTTCACCTTGTAAGGAGATAGCGAATGAATAACGCCCAGCTTGGCTGCCTCGATAAGGAGTACCATGCCCGGCTCATAGAAATGCTCTATGACGTGTCCAGGCAAGCCCACATCAAGACCGAGTACATCACAACCTCTGCGGCCAACTGGTGTACCGAAGCTGAAATGGCGTGGCTTCAGTCGTTTCATATGGACACGCTGAGCAAGAGCGGGTTGGTGGTGGTTAATCGCCGCAACTCTATCAATGCCATGTCAGCAATGGTAGGTGCCCTGATCCGCAATTATATTGACGCTCGCGTCATCATGACCCACGAGCTGATCGATATGGAGCCTCGTGAGATCACGGCCATTGCAGTACCTAATTTCTACCTGCATTCCATTAACGCGGGTAGCGTGGCAAAGTGGGAGGCCCCCATGATCCTGGAGTGGTTGTGGGCTAGATACTCAGCGGGAAAAAAGAACATTCTTTTCGTAGAGAACTTGGCGTCTATGCGGACTGAGTACGGTACCGCCATTTCCGATTTTCTCCATGAGAACTACATCATCCTTGGGGGCACCCCGTCATGAGTGAATTACCGTTTGGGAAAATGCCACAGGGTCAAGCGCAAAGTTCGGGGGGTCTGGTACTGGGCGCTCCGATGACTGCGCCCCCACCGCCGCAAGGCAGCTCCAATGCATTCTTGGGTAATATTTGTGATCTTCTGATCGCCTCGCTTATCGCGCAAGGCAGTACGGGGAAGATGATGGAGCTGGCCCTGAGAGACGACATATTCACTGAGCCGGAGCGACCTTACTACCAGGCCCTGGTGGGGTTTGTCCGCAGGCATGGGACGATGCCCAGCCGCGAGACCTACATAGCCGAAGTGCGCCACCCGAACCTGCCTTTTGCGCCGGAGCCACCAAGCTTCTATGCAGAGAAGCTGCGTGACAGGTTCATCCGTGATGGTGCAACGCAGAGCCTCTTACAGCTGTCGAACCAGATAAAAACCGGGGCAAGTGCATCCAAGGCGCTAGAAGCAGCGCTGCAGGGTCTGTTGCGAATCAAGCAGGGTGCTGTGACTCATGGGCTTTACGATGCGCGGGAAATGGCGAGCCGGGTAATCCCAACCTACCAGCACAACCTGATGCACGCAGACGAGACGGCGGTACACCTGGGCTGGGATTATACCGATCGGATCAGTGCCGGTATCGTGCCAGGGGATATCCTGTCGTGGATTGGTCGGCCAGCCACCGGCAAGACGTGGCTCAATCTGCAGTCCGCCATTTACCCATGGCTGCACCAGCACAAGCGGACAATGTTCGTTACCACCGAAATGCTGCGGGGGCCGATAGAGGAACGCGTGGCGTCAATGGTATCGAGACTGCCGATCAGGGGGATCCATAAATCGAGCCTGTCATCCCCACAGTTCAAGGTACTCAAGGATCGCCTATATGAGATCTCGACCCATGACGCCCCGCTATGGGTGGTGGATGCCAACCTTGGAGCCACTGTCCAAGACCTCTGGGCTCTATGCTCCATGCTGGGTGTAGAGTGGTTGGTTATCGACGGGGCCTACCTGCTGACGCATCCAGACAAGCGAATGGACCGCTACACCCGGGTGGCGGAGAACTGCCGACTCCTGAAGTCCGAAATTGCGACCGGTCTCCGCATACCTCTGGCAGCCAGCTGGCAGTTCTCACGGGAAATGTCGAAGAAGAAAAATGCCAAGGGTAAGAAGAACGGCGATGAGAAACCGGGGCTGGAAGACATTGGCTACTCGGATGAGATAGGCCAGATCAGCTCGCTGGTGCTGGCCACCTTGGAGGCGGAAAGTATCGAGACCCAAAACCGCCGCCGCATCGACGTCATGAAGGGTCGAAATGGGGAGACGGGTGGCTTCTTCATCAACTGGGATTTCAACAACATGGACTTCAGTGAACATGTCCAATTGACTCACGAAGCCCTGCGCTTTATCTGACCGCCCATTGCGGGCACAACAAAGGAGAACTGCCATGATGATTGGCGGCGTGCAGCTCCAGCCCCCGGGCGCAGCTGTGACAACAACGGTGGCCCAGGCCACACAAACACCAGCAGTAAAATCCAAGGTTGATAACCTGGTAGAGAGCATTGGTGGCGTAAAAGCCATAGAGGAAATGGCCCGCCTGATGGTAGAAGTGGCCAATGCTGAGCTGGCACTGAAGAAAAAGAAAAAGCTGTACGAGGCCTTTACAGCCAACACGCTGAGTAAGGCCGCAGAGCTGGGCATCGCAGAAGATACCGTGCTCAATGGCGAGAGCCATGCTCTGGTGCTGAAATACAAATCGGGGAACACCACTACCGAAGTGGAGGACAAAACCAAGCTCTACAACTTCATGGAGAGTAAGGCCCCGGGTATGTTCTTCCAGCTCTGCAAGATCGGGGTTGGCGATCTCAAGGAATACATACCTGAGACAGCCTACTCGTCAGCAGGCATAAAGAAGGGCAACGCACCGTCCAGCCTTGGGCTTAGCGCCAAAGTGATCAAGGCGTAGCCATGCGGGCACAGCAACTACAACAGGTCTGCGCTGCGCTAGGGGTTCGCCCTGGACGTGCTGCAAAGGACTGGTTACCAGTGCCGTGCCCGCTATCGCCCTGGACGCATAGCGGTGGACCCAACTCTGATAATGCCAAAGGGTTGAAGGCTGCCGGGGGCCTGTCGATCAGCGCCTACGGTAAGTCCAAGTTCATGTGTCGGGTTTGCCAGCACACGCCTATTAATTTATGGGAGCTGCACCAGCGGCTGGAATACCATCTGGCCGCCCAGTCTATGCCAAGGAACGTCAATCTGCCCATGCTGAGGGCCTTGACCATCCAGGAGGCAGAGAACGTCTATGACGATCTGGAGGTGGCGGCCTATGACCTGCAGGGTAAAAACCCCGATGGCAGCGATGCTGATTTTCACGGCGAGATCCGAACCAAGGAGTGGCCAGAGGAATTCCTCTTGAATTTCGTCCCAGTGACGGAGAACGACGAGGCCCACAGGTACTGTGCTGTTCGAGGGATACCCGACGTGGTGCTCGACTACCTGGGTATGGTCTGGGATCCCAAGCGCCGGAGAGTAGCATTCCCCATCCGTGACGAAAATTGGGCATTGGTTGGGTTGCATGGGCGCCTAATAGACGACTACTACCCACTAAGACCAGAGTGGGAGGGCCACCCTGATCCAGAAATGCTGCTGAATCAGAATCCGGATTGCATTATGCAACCGGAGCGGGAACCGCCCCTGCGCTACTTCGCTTATGAGTGCGAAGGGGTGAGGAATTCCCACATTTGGTGTAACCAGCATCTGATCGATATGTCACAGCCAGTGATCATTACGGAGGGAAACTTCGACTACGCCAAGATTATGGCTGCTGGTTACTACAACGTGCTGGGGAGCCGGTCAGCGGGGATCCACGGAACGATGATGCTTTATCTGTCTAAGGCCCAGGATATCATCACTTACTATGATAGGGGGGTCGGCGGGGATACAGCGAGAGCTCGGGTTGATAGCTACTTCAAGGGAACGGGTCGAAGGGTGCGCCACTGCATACCCTCTGAGCTGGATGATGATGCAGGCAATACGCCGGTCTGCGTCATCCAGGATAATCTCGGCAGATTTATAATTTGATACGTGTCACACTTTTGGGTATGGTACTCATTCCCTACAGGAGATCATTTGTATGAACAATATGCAACAAGGCGGATTTCAAATTGGCGGGCAACAGCCTCAACCACAAGGAGCGGGCGGCATGCCATGGGGCAACCAGCCAGTGGCTCACCCTGGTCAGCAACAACAGCAGCAATACATCCCGCAAGGGCAGCCCCCCGCGCAATTTGGGGCACCACAAGGACAACAACCGGCAGGGCCTGTATACCAACAACAGGTGCAACAGCCTCAGCCACAACAAGGCTTTCAGGCGCAGATGCATCAACAGGGCCCAGCTAACGCCATGATCCCGCAGAACAACCCGGCCCAGCCTGGCCGTATGCTGACAGGAGCCGCAGCCGCTGCGGCCATGGCTGCCAAGCCGAACGGCTCCAACGACGAGTACAGCTTCAGCCTGAAACCCGGAGAAATGAAGACCATCACCTTCCTGGATGGTGATCTCGACGCCGACGGCATGTTCGCGGTGGGTTTTGCCAACGAGCACGTTGTTCGTTTTGGCCCTAAATCCTTTGAGAGCTTTCAATGCCTCCAGGATTACAATCAGGCCTGCCCATGCTGTGATCAATCCCGCGATGTCAAGAATGGCCCCGTGGGTTTCCAGTCCCTGCGCGGCTACTTTACGGTCATTGATCACGATGGCTACGTCAGCACCAAAGACAACCAGCGCGTACAGCACACCCGCCGGCTCTACAAGGCGAGCCGCAAGACGATACAACAGTTGGCTATCCTCGTGCAGACGTTGGGGCAGCGTGATGGCCATTACAGCCTGAAGGGCCGTTGCTTCCAGGTGTCTCGCACAGGCGATAAAGCCGCAGCAGTGGGTGATGTGCTGATCCCGATCGATCGTTACGATGTGGACGGCATGTTGGCACAATTGCGGGCTTCCTACCCGGATCGCGCAGACAGCTTCACGCTGTGTGATTACAGCAAGGTCCTGACAGCCATCGACGCTCAACAGATGTATCAGATGTTCCAGCGTGTAGGCGGTGGTGGCGGAAATCAGCCGCTGGGTCACTCAACCGGGATAGGTGGTAACGGCCTTGGCTTTGGGCAACCCCAACCACAGCAGGCTAACCCGGGTTTCGGAGCGCCCGCTAACCCTGGTTTTGGGGCACCGGCCCAGCCTAACTTTGGTGCACCGGCACAACCTAACTTCGGGGCACCTGCACAGCCGAATTATGGCGCCCCTGCCCAGCAACCTTTTGGGGGACAACCGCAGCAGAACCAGCAACCCAATTTCGGGGCGCCAGCTCAGCAACCGCAACAGCAACAATGGGCTATGCCTCAGAACCAGCAACAGGGGTACGGTGCGCTGTCACCTCAGAACCCTCAGCAGCCTGTTTTCGGTGCAGGTCTGCAGCCACCACAGGGAGCTGCCCAACCGAACGCGGGCCAGCATGGCTACCCTGATATGTCTGGTCAATTATAAAAAGAGTGCGGGGGCTACGGCCCCCCACCATCAGCAACAAGGCGAGAGGTCATCATGGCCACAAAAGTAATGCCATTCAGCATACAGATGCCGCCACTACGGGTGGACGGCTTCGCGTTTTACCCTTACGACCCAGCGCTCGAAAACTACCTTCGGATGCGGAGCCGCTTCGGCGAAGAAGTAAGCCTCTCCATCCAAGCTGACGGTGGCCGCTTCCTGGCTGTGCCACGGGCAATATGCCCTGAGCCTGCACCGGAGCGGGATTTTCGCACGCCGGGTATCCCCATCGACGTTAAAATGCGAGATAGCTTCCAGCCTCGCGAAAACCAGCTCGATATAATTCCACAAATTCACTATCTGGTGCAGAACGGGGAGTCATTCATTCTTCAAGCGGGCACCGGCATAGGCAAAACGGTGCTCAGCACCATCATTATTTCCGGCCATGGAGTAACCACTCTGGTAGTGGTCGACCAGGACAACATTCGCCGGCAGTGGCGGGACGCCATTCTGCGTAATACCACTATTGTCGAGAGCGAGATTGGCTACATCCAGGGTGACACTTGTGAGGTTACCGGGAAGAAAGTGGTGATTGCCATGCTGCAGTCCATCCATAAAAAGGGCAGGTACCCGGCCTGGATCTACCGTCATTTTGGGTTGGTGCTTTTCGACGAGTGCCACATCCTGGGGGCTACCGAGTTCTCAAAGGTTTGTGGCTTGTTCCCTGCCAAAGTACGGGTTGGGTTGTCCGCCACACCGAAGCGGCAAGATGGTCTCGAGAAAATCTTCATAAGTCACATTGGTCCGATCCGCATCAAGAAAGAAGGCGTGCCATTGAAGCCAAAGGTGATGCTGATCAACACGGGCTGGCAGCTGCCAGTAGTGACTCGACGTGATCCGCAAACTGGCACCCCCATGTATGTCAAGTTGCCGCACACGGCGGGACGCCTCATGGAAGTCTACAAGAGAATGGCAAACGACGACGGCCGCAACAGGTTGATAGCCAACCTGACGCTGCAGTGCTACACCCATGGCCGCAATACCGTTTTGTTTACCGACTTGAAGGACGAGCACCACAATCAGCTGGAGCACTGGCTGGTAGCGGCTGGGATCCCCCTGGGGGACATAGGCCGTTATGTCGGCGGACTGGATGAGAAGGGGCAGGATTATGCCTCATCAAAGAGGGTGGTTCTCTGCACCTATAAGGCGACCGCAAAGGCCGTGGACTGCCCGTGGTGGGATACAGGCATCATGGTCACGCCCCGGGCGGATGTGGCTCAGATTTGTGGCCGGATGCTACGTACCCATGACAAGAAACAGTGTGTGTCCGCCTATGGAACCCCAGCATGGAACCCAGACCCTGCTTGCAAGGTGCCGGTGATATTTGATCTGGTAGACCTTGACAGCAACATATTGCAGGGGTACTTCAAGAGCCGGTTGGGTTATTACAGCAACGTGGGCGCCGTGATGGCTGGGGACACCACCTTAATAAATGCCGTAGGCTACAGAAAAGGAGCATTGCTTTATGCCCCTCGATAGCAGCGAGCGATGCCGGCGCTACCGGCAAAGGAAGAAGGCCTGCAAGGTGGCCGGACAGCGAACGCGCACGGACCCTGAGACAGGGGCGGTAGTGATAGTCTATTCAGTAGGCGGTATAGCGGAGGCCATTAAAGCCAAGGACGGTAACCTTTCTGTAAGCGCGGTGCGGGAAACCCTGAAGAAATGGCTAGACGCCGGCATCATACCGGCATCCCGGTGGGATTCGACCGTCAGGCTTTATGGCGAAGATGAGAAAGACCTGATCGTCAAGGTTTACCGGATACACAAAATTAAACCGATGACCACAGAAGGCATAAGCCAGTGGCTCGCAGCAAGATGGAGAACGCCATGATCTACCTCAACACCACTACGCCGCCCCTGGCCCCGCAGAATCAAGTCGGAGCCGCACCCCAACTTTCAGATGTGCAGCCTGGATCACAATACCAAGGCACCCCACAGGTGCATAATGGTGCACCGATAACACTGGGGGCCTACGCCCACCAGCCCTGCCATAATGCCCAACCACAGCAGGGGGCACACATGCAGGGTGGTTTCGTCAATGTGGTAAAGCAGCACCATACCGGAGCCGAGAGCCAGCAGATGGAAGAAGTCCAAACGGCAGCGATCCCTACTGACCAATGTGCACGGGTTTCCATAGGGATGGGCTTCACCAAAAACCTTGGTGATTATCAATCCTTCCGCGCAACAGTATCGGTCGAGCTGCCATGCCACGTTGATCAGGTGCAGTCTGGCCTTGAGGCTGCGCAACAGATCGCTCGTGAGCGTATGTTCAAGCTCTGGAATGAGGGTTAACTGATGGACATTGGCAACACCAAGAAGCCACCGAAGAAGGCAGCGCCAGCCCCAGGGCCGGTGAAGGACGAGATCAAGGTGCCTCTGCCGCACCCTTCTATGGCGTTCTCGCTGAGCAAGATAGCTGAGGGCATCAACAAGAACGACCCGGGTGGTATAGCCTGCATCAGCGACGTTATTCAGGTACCGAGAGCTTCTACTGGGGTTTTCGCCATTGATTATCAGACCGGTGGCGGCTGGCTGCGGGGACGGGTCAACATTGTGTGGGCGAAGGAGGGCGCGGGGAAATCTCTGCTCTGCTACCTGACTGTGGCCGCTGACCAGATCGTCAACCCAACCAAGAAGCAGGTGATCATTGATATTGAAGGGCGCCTGGACCGGGACTGGGTTATGTCCCTGATCCCTCACCCCGAAAATCTGATCGTCATTACGCCGACTACCGTAGAGGATTCGATCGATAAGGCTGAAGCTGTGCTGATGGCCAACGACCTCTCGGTCCTGATATTCGACTCGATAGCAATGCTGATCACCGAGAATGAGCTGCAGTCAGAGGCTGGCAAGGCGGCAGTAGGTGGAGCCAGTAACCCTATCGGTAAGCTGATGCGGAAACTGACCGGCCGACTGAACGAGCTGAAGAAGCTGAACCGCCACCCTGCCGTCATTTTGGTCAATCAGGTGCGGACGAAGATCGGCGTGATGCACGGCAACCCAGATCATCAGCCGGGCGGAAACGCTCCAAGGTTCATGAGCTCCCTGACGCTGTGGCTTCGAGGCAAGAACCAGCAAGAGAAGGGCTCAAGCATCGTCAACTGGAAGGAGACCGTGTGCGTTCTGCACAAATGGAGCACCAAGGTCCTGGCCCTGGAGGCTGAGTACCTCGTGTGCACGGCCAACGTCTACGACAAGGACACTGGGGAGCTATTCTATAAGCCTGGGGACATCTATGAATGGCCTCTGGTTAAGAGCGAGCTGGATCGCCTCGGACTCTTTGTGAAATGCACTGACGATAGGAAAGGGTACCTGCTGATGGTCTTCAAGGAGCCGCGCTGGTATCGGGTGCAGGATGACATGAAGACTTATTTTACCGCTCCGGAGAACAAGCTGGAGTACATGCAACTCAAGAAAGCCCTTATTGAAGTGGCCACGGTGAAGACTCATGGTATCCCGCCGAAAGTCGAAGCGTGAGGGTGTTAACCGCTTCCTCATTGGGGCCTCAGATAAGCCCAGTACGGGGCACCTGCAACCGGGCGCCAAGGACGGCACCCCGAAACTGTCACACGGCAAGGCCTCAGAGAGGCGCCTGGCCACCGAGCTGGGTATGCGCGAAACCCTGGCCTCTGGGGCGATCTCGATAGATAAAGGGGACGCCACTTTTGGTATTACCATCAACGGGCAGCCCTACCATGGCAGACTGGAGTGCAAGAGCACCATCAATGTCAGTCTGCCAGTGAAGAAGGAATGGCTGGACAAAATCCACGCTGAGTCAGTGGCGCGGGGCGAGGTGCCCATGTTCTCCTTGTCCTTTGTGGACGAGGTGGGGCAGCCTAGGGATGCCAACTCCGATTGGATCGCCATGCCAAAATGGCTGATGGCCAGGATACTGGGGGTGGATCATGGCTGATTTCAACCCGTTCAGTATTGCCAGGGCCAAGCCATCCCTGCTCAGCTATATCCACAACAAAATATCGGGGTACAGCAAAGGCCGGCCGCTGGATGTCATCCACGCATCGGATGTCACCAAGCCTGATTTCTGCGCCCGCCGCCGGGCCCTGCAGTGTCTTGAGCACGATTCGCCAAAGGATGAGTTTTTGACCACCTGCCAAGCCAAGGTCTTTGACGAGGGTAGGATGTACGAGGCTCAGCTGCGCGAGGTTTGGGCCGGGGATCTGGCCGTAGGTGATTGGTTGTGTGGTTGGTGCGGTGGTGAGCACCAGCTCATGCGCAAACCGACCAGCTGTTACCACTGCCACCGGCCGGCGCCCATGATCTACCGGGAGGTCCGGTTTACCAGCCGAGTGACCGGCGTCTCGTGTGGGGTAGACACCATGCTACTACTCCCAGGCCAGCAGCAGCTCACGATGGTTGAGGTGAAAACGATCGCCTCCCACTCGACGCAGAAGGGTACGCCGACCTTTGGCGCCTTGATCGGGGCCTTAGCCGAGCATCATGCAAGGTCAAGCTGGTATCTGCGCCTGATCGCTGAATCAGGCAGCCCTTTGGCCGAGTACATCGATACCACCAAGGCGCTGATCTTCTACATATCGAAGGGCTATGGGGAGACAACCCCAGAGCTGGGAGCCCTTGGTATATTGGATAAGCAGACGCCTTTCAAAGAATACTGGGTTGATCGGGACGATGAATTATCCAGAGCCTACGACGAGAAGGCCTTGCCGCTGGGCACCTTCATGCGGACGGGGGTTATCCCTGAACGGATTTGCCAAGGACCAGATGACCCAAAGGCGAAAAAATGCCCCAAGGTTTCCTCGTGCTTCACTAACGTCTACCCGCCTGGGCAGGTGTTCCAACGCTGGAGAGTTTGATCATGTTGACCATAGGGAATACACCTCCAGCCCCGAGCAGACGCCCTGGGCTGGTGTGGGGCTTAGACCCCTCGACAAACACTGGGCTTATCATCATGGATGCGACGACGGCTGATGTGCTGCATGCGTGCAACATCCAGACCGACCCCAGGGAAAAGCCGACTAAGCAACAGCGCGAGGCCAAGAAGCAGGGCAAGCTGGTGCACCCCATAGAGCGGGCCAAGTGGTATGCCGATCAGCTGGATGGTTTGCTGCTGACGTTCGGGTCACCGGATCTGATCGTCATTGAGGATTACGGATTTGCAGCCACGAGGCAGAGTGTGGACACCATCATCACCCAATGCTATGTCGGTTTCGTCCTCAGGGACTGGGCACGGCGCCAAGGGATCCCTTATATTGAGATCCCGCCCACAACTTTGAAAAGTTTCGTGGGTGCAGCGAAGAAAGAGCAGGTTATGATGCTGGTGTTGAAACGCTGGGGGCATACGTCCAAGACCAATGACCAAGCGGACGCCTACGTGCTTGCCCAAATAGGGCGACATGTTATGGGCCTGGTGACGGGTAAAGCTGAGGATCGAAAGGCCTTGGCCAAGCTGAAAGATGACGAAGTGATTCAAACTTACGTACCCCCGGAGCTGGTGCCGGGTCTTTATCAATGAGGGAGATCTACCTTATGACTATGAATATAGGTAATGGTGCCACACCGGGTGCCCAGGGCCTGGGGCTCGCCGGTTCCGGCCAAGCACTGACCCTGGTTACGAGTAAGACGGCGCAGGTGTCCGTCTCAGCCAAGGCCGTCCAGAAGAAGTCACTGCAAGGTGACTGGTTGAAGGACACCGCGGTGGTAGTCGAAAACATGAACCAGATGGAGTGCCTGCAACAATTGCCGATCCTGTCCGGCGACTCTGATCGGGCATGGTTCACGATAGGTGGCATACTCTCCAGGATCAGGGATCAGCAATGGTGGACAGTAGACGGCTGCGCCAGCTTCAACACCTTCGTGGAAGATAAGGTCGGTATACCCAGCGCCCGGGCAAACAGCTGGATCCGGATCTACAACAGTATGCTGGCCATGGGTATAACTATCGACGAGCTGGATGGTGTGGGTTGGACCAAGCTGAAGGACATGATTGGTTACATGACCAAGGCCAACAAGGACGAAATGATCAACCTGGCCAAGAACATGACGGTATCCCAGTTGGCTTTGTACCTGAAGGGCCTGGGTACCGGCGACGGGAAGAAGAAAAAAGTGCAGAGCGGGCAGGACAGCACCACGGTGTTCAAAGTGCGGCTCCATGAAGATCAATCAGAAGTGGTGCTTTCTGCTATTGAACGGGCGTCCAAGCAGGTGCAGACAGAATACGATGCCGTGGCCCTGACGTCTATCTGCGAGCAGTACATGGGCCTGGCTGAGGCATCCCAAGGCGGCCACGTCAGCCGCAGTGCCATGGTCCTGTCCATCCAGGAAATGGGGGCTGAAGGTTTGGCTACTATGCTGGAGGAGGCGTTCCCCCACCTGAATATCAGCATCACAGAGGAGCAAGCCTTCGATCACACCAACCTCGGGGCGCTTTAAGACCACACTGCCACGCACAACAGGGGGCCCTTCGGGGCCTCTTTCATTTATGGGATCGTGCTCACAGACACAGCATCTACAGCGTGGCACTATCAGCCCCATGAACAAGAAAAGGGGAACCGGCAATGAGATTCAATGACGCCGATTGGCTGGTGGCAAAGTGGATGGACGAATCGGTGATGGAGGACTGGCCAGATCTTGGAGAGGTGGCCAGACACCCGAATCACCACAAGATCGTCTTCCATCTGAGCGCAGACCCGGGTTACACCCGTCGGCTGACATTGGACCTCATCGTGTCACTGGAACGTTTCCAGGGGCATGCCTCCAGGTTTCTGCATGAGCTGTGCGCTGACTGTGATAACGAAGTGTTGGAGTTAGACCTGCAGGCCGCAGCCTTCGAGAACGATCTTGATCCCGATGGTTGCGAGCCGCTCTCACAGGCTGAATTGGTTGAGTGGTACGAGACCTTTGGGTTCGTGGAACACAACGATGGGCTGGGGGAGAAGGGGTACTGGATGCGAAGGATGCCGAACCTGTGAAATACTGGCAGGGCGTTTAAACCACAACGGCGAGGTGTTTATGCACGAAGACCACAATGACATGGCCAGCGACGGGCTCATCAATGAGAAAGGCGAGCTGTCTGTCGAAGCCCTTGAGCTTTTACCGCCAGGACGATATGCCTTAGTCATCTTCGCCCGCTGGACTTCCGATCTCTACCCGGACCCTAACGCAACGCCTATGTATGGTGACAGCGACACTTTTGAAATGGAGTGGCGCGAGGCCGTAGCAGACGGCTCAGCCTTGATCATGCCTAACCTTGAGCCAAGCCAGCTTCCATCCGCTTATGAGGTGGTAGCCAACTGCGTGGAATTCGGGGCGGCCATCGTAGGTCAGGTGTTCAATACCGATGATGAATTCGAGGCGTTCTGCGGGGTGTTTGGTCGCCACGTCATCACTATGGAAGATCTTATACAGGCCCAGCAGAGCGAGACCGCCTATGTCCAGCACTGATCTAGTCATCATTGCCGATGGGTCATTCGACGGCTCCGATGCGACATCCGGGGTTGGTTACCGGATCATGGGTCTCGGGTTCAGCTATGAGAGCGGTGCAGCTTTCGCCCGTCAGGTTTGCCGGTCCAGCATAGAGGCTGAGGTCGCAGCGATGATCCGGGGCCTAGTTATGGCTTTCCGCATACTGGCCAAGAACAAGGAGGGGTTGGCAGCCAGTAATCTGGTGGTGCGCTGCGATTGCGAGTCAGCCGTCAGGTTCATGAACGGAGACCACATCAAGGGGGTATCTCCAGATCTGAGATGGTTGCGGGATCGGGTTATTGGCTGGTTCACGGGTGAACGGTATGGCCTGGAGTTCAAGCACCTCAGGGGGCCCACCCGCCGCAACGTGAAAGAGATCCTGCCAGCCCAGTACGTCCTGATGGACGTTGACCGGGTGGCCAAGACATTTGCAGGCTACCATAGGTTCTCGTCTGAGCGTGTGTTGCAAGAGAGCATCACCTTCGCCGAGGACTTCAAACTCGATAGTTGCCCTGTAAACCCACCAGCGCTGAGGAAGATGGCATTATGAACGACTACGGTAAAAGCATACCGAGCCTGCAGTGTCCGCTGACACAAGAGCAGCTGGATCAGCTCTTTGGCTCGATAAAGGATGAGGCTATGGCCATCTTTACGGAGGAGCTACAGCATCAGCGGGGGGTGGAGACTGAACCCAGCAGGCCGAGAATAGTGGTCATCTGCCCAGCCCTGGATCTTGGTTTAGGTATGAAGGCCGCTTTTGCCAGCATAGGTGCTAAGGTGGTAGAGGCCGCAGAGGCTATGCAGCAGTTTGGGGAAAGAGTGCACATTGGTGATCCCATGCCTGGCCGTATACGGAAGCACCTGAACGATTTGGCCCTCATGGACGAGGCCAATATACTCGACGCATGCGGGGCTGACCCACGCCCCATAGTAGCCCGGCCGGCTGATCCCATGTATCACGACCCTCGGCTGCTTCGCCTTGATGCCAACAGCCGGAAGTACCAATCCACTCAGAAAAACTGGCGTAAGTTCGATGGCAGTCATCACAAGAAGAAAAAGATCATCAAAGGGAGATAATCATGGCAGTAACGATCAGCCTGGGGCCGAAGGGCCTCAGCACCGGCATCACGATTGGGGGCGTTTCTCCCCAGCAAACAACAGGCATTACGATAGGGGGTAAGGCTCCAGAGGCGGTGCCTGTGGCTATACCGCCTAAGAATGTGGCCCCTGAGGATAAACTGGAGATAGACTTCCCAGACCATGCAGAGCATGGGTTGGATGGGCAGGCCATCCTGAAGTACCACGAGCTGCTGTCCCGGTCCAGTCCATCCTTCAGTCCAGCCAAAGCCCGGGAGGCTGGCCTTTATTTTGGCTACACCGTGTGCTGCATTGATCACTACCTGCTGGTGCATGAAACGGGGGCGGCCCTGCCTCATGCGGGCACGGGTGGCTTTGTGCCATGCCCTAAATGCCAAGTCAAGGCAGAAACTGATCCAAAAGGGGCGGCCGCACTCATTACCAATAGAGTGTGCGCCAGACCGTACCCCAATAGTGTGGCCGCAGAGGACATACGCGTCCTGGTAGAGGGTAGACCCACGGCCACCATGCTGCGCATACTGCGGGTTCATCACCGTATTGACAGTGATGCGCCGCTGACACCGGACATCGTGGCCATGGAAGAGGATAAGGTTAGCCGGATGCCTCGTAAGGCTCTGGCTGTAGCCATGGAGTACCTGCAGGGCCTTAAGGGGTGATATACTGCGGCCGTGGGGGCAATACCGCGCTCACGTAGTCATTGGAGGTATGTCATGGCTTTAGAAACTGCCATTGCCAACAGGCTCGAGGAGCTTTTCAATGCCGCCTTTTCACGAAGCGGCGAAACGGGGGCGGCTCTTGCACCACTCCATGATCTTTTGGTGCAGAAGGCTGCAACGGGGGTTGTGGATTCCGAGCTGTGGCTGCCAGCGGGTGATGAGTTGTTTAGAATCATCAACCGCAAGGGGTTGGAGGACGAACTGCCGATAGGTGAGAACTACCCCACCAATAAAACCCACTATATG